AGAAGTCATTGCTTTGAAGCTAGAACTCGCCACAAGAGAAATGGATGGGAAGATGTATGGTCTTCCTATTTGGAAAAACTTACCAATGATAATCAAGGATGCAGTTCTCAAGGCTGCAATTTCTGGAACTGCCACCCGACGAGATGCTGCAAGATTCCTTGGAATCAAATATTCCAACCTTCGGGAAACCCTTAGAAATTATGGTCTTTTTCATTATTTCAAAAAAAAGACTTAACAAGACTTATTTCCGCATATATTATATATAAGTAACCTAATACAAATACAAGTCAAAGTAATTCTAGTATAAAAAAATTCTAATCTGAGTCTGAGTTATATAAGTCTAATACATTAACAAGTTCTTCTATTTCCCACTTAGCCCTCTATTTACTAATAGTTTTAGTGAGGGCGATAACTTGAAAATAAGTAAACATATTAAAATTGGAATTACCGCACAATGCGAAGAGAATCTATTTGGGAATGGATTGAAATCAAACGTCTGGTTTCTATATAGATTACTAAAAGGTGTAGGATATGATATACATCTTGTCTCAGAATCTGATAAGCACTATGGAAAGAAATTATTAGGAGTAGAACTTAAGAAGTTAGATACTCTGACTATTCAAGATTATGATATTATTATCCAGTGTGCTAACTCTCTTTCAGATACTTGTAGAAAAATTCTAAAAGGTAAAAAAGGAATTGTAGGTTCTTGTGAATATGGAAATAAAATTCTTATTGACATGGGTACAATGATTTATGGTGGTGCTGGAGTTAACTCTTTTACAATGCCAGAAGTAGATTTCTACTGGACCTCTCCTCACTTTGAAAGAACCAAGAATGCTCTTCAGACTTTAGCAAAAGCACCTGTTAGTATTTGTCCTTATATTTGGTCTCCAGAGATTATTACAATGTCCTACATGGGTGCAGGTTATAATCCTTACTTTGGTGAGCACGTAGATTTAAAAAACATTGCAATTATGGAATCAAACCTTTATATGGTAAAGATGTGTTTTATTCCAATGCTTATTGCAGAAGAAGTTTATAATAGAAATCCAGAGATGGTTAACCAAGTTTTCAATATTGGTTCTGCAAAGCTAAAAGAAAAAATAAATTTTCAAAGATACTGTAATCGTTTTGATTTAGTCAAAGATAAAAAAATGTCTTTCGAGGGTAGATGGGCTCTCAACTTCCTTTTGCATAAGGGTTATGCTGGTTCCATCATCTCTCACCAATGGTGCAATGAGTTGAACTACCTCCAATTAGAAGCGATGTATTTCAACTTGCCTTTTATTCACAATAGTGATACATTTAAAGAACACGGTTATTATTATCCAGAGTTCGACGTACACGCTGGTGCTGACGCTTTAGAGGAAGCTATCAACGAACACTCGAAGCGTTATTTAGAAGACAGACCAAAAAACGATGAGCTTATGTGGCGCTATAGTCCGAATAATAAAAAGAACGTCGATGGATATATTGAACTTCTAGAAGAGCAAATTCAGAAACACTTTTCCGAAGGCGAGTTTTGAAAAATTGGAAAGTTTTAAAACTAGACAGTTCTTATAGACCTATTCAAGTTATTTGTTGGACTGAGGCAATCACAATGGTTTTGAATGAAAGAGCTTCAGTGGTTGAGTACAAAGAAGGTGTTTACGCCCACTCAGCCACAGAGAAGTTCCAAGTCCCCTCCGTCATTGTTATCTCACGTTATGTAAAAAAAGCAAGAGTCAGTCTCAAGGTTACAAGAAAAAATCTTTTTATAAGAGACAACTACACCTGTCAATATTGCAACAAGCGTTTTACGAAAGGCAACCTTACCATAGACCACGTTACGCCAAAGTCGGCAGGCGGACCAAAGACTTGGGAAAACATTGTTGCTGCTTGTAAGAAATGTAATCAAAAGAAGGCAAATAAACTACCGAGAGATGCAGGGATGTTCCCTACAAACCCACCGACTCAGCCATCACCAAAAATGTTTTTTAATTTAGTAGAAAGTGTCGACCAATGTTGGAAGACTTATTTAGACCCTTATAATCATTGATTTACTTTTTTGTAATCAAAGACGATAACCTCACCTCTTTTGATTGCAGCAAGTGCTTCTAAAAGGGTGCTTCTAACTTGTTCGAGAGTTGCACTATAACTAACAGGACTATTACACTGGCTAGTAATCAAATTACAGTATCTTGAGTCGATAGAGTGTATCATTCCGACAATCTCTCCGTTAGCATTCAATACAGGAGAGCCACTAGAGCCTGGAGCGGCTATCAGATTATACATTGAGAATACTCTTGCGCCATCTTTGTGAGGCATTAAGAATTCTCCATTATAAAGACCTTCTGTATAATACACGCCACCACCTGAAACACTTGGGTGATAAATACCTTTTGGGGCAGCAATATTAACAACCTTGTCTCCATAGTTGAGAGGAGCACCTACCTGAAGTGAGGGAGCGTTCATTGATGTTTCTACAATACAAGTATCAGCAGAAACATTTCTAACCCAAGGAAACTTCTTTACTTTGAAATTTCTACCGTAAGAATCTGTAACAGACATCTTTGCTTTAGCTACAACTTCGATTGGACCAACAAAGCCCATCCCATTCCTGACGTGCATATGTACTGCGGGATTGAAGTCATCTAATTTATATTCGTCATTTACACAAATATGGTCCGCCGTTAGGACGAGAGTTCTCGGTGATTTACCTAGCTCTCTTTCGTTCCATACAATCGCACCTGAACCAGATGAATTCATATTCATCAATTCTTTGCATTCGTTGGTTTTGTTATCTCCAACTGAACCACAAATGCTTATTTCAACTGTTTTATTTATTCTTACAAATGACTTTTTAATATTCGTAGGGTGCTTTACAAATGAAGTACAACCTCCGATAAGTGCAATAAGCATAAGTAAAAAAAGTTTTTTCATCATAAGATTGCCCTCCTGTATGCTCTATAAATAAATAGAGGAAAAAGAATAAAAAGGTAGAAGACCTATTTATTGATAAGAAAGGAATACTATGACAAAGAAAATATACGTTATTGACACCAGTGTTTATTTAACAGACTTCTCATCATTGAAAGCGTTTGAGGATAATGATATTATCATCCCTTTTAAAGTTTTAGAGGAAATCGACAAACACAAGAAACGCCAAGATTCTGTTGGCTCAAATGCAAGAAACATTATTAGAACGCTTGACGAGTTGCGGCAACTCGGTTCTCTCCACGAGGGCGTTTCTATGGGCGAGGGTTATGGCATTGTAACAGCAAGAGGTTATGATGCAGAACTTCTTCCAATTGACTGGGATAAGAAAGACCCAGACAACCAGATTATCGCAACGGCACTTACTGTAAAAAAAGAAAACCCTGAATGCAAGGTCACGCTTGTGTCTCGGGATATCAACCTTAGAGTAAAATGCGATTCTATAGGGCTTCTTACTGACGATTATCAGGCAAGCCAAATCATTGAGTCTCTTGATGAGATTTACGCTGGCTACAGAGACCTCGTTATGAAAGATAGAGAGATAGATAAGTTCTATGCAGGCGACGACATTTATGCTCCTTTACCAGAGGAAGGAGAAGAGGAACTTAATGGAAACGAGTTTCTTGTAATGACTTCAGAGATAAATGAAAAGAAGTCTGCACTCGCTCGTTTTAAGAATTATAACACGCCACTTTTAAAAATTCCAAACAAACGCAAGGTTTGGGGCATCGGACCTCGAAACAAGGAGCAGACCTATGCTCTTGAGCTTCTAATGGACCCTTCTATCTCTCTTGTGTCTCTCGTTGGAAAGGCTGGTTCTGGTAAAACTCTATGTGCTATCGCAGCAGGTTTGCAACAGACACTTGACGACCATCCAATGAGTACTCAAAAGTCTATCTACACAAGACTCATTGTCTCTAGACCAGTGGAGCCTCTTGGAAAAGACATTGGCTTCCTACCAGGAACCATGGAAGAGAAAATGGAGCCTTGGCTCAAACCTATTCAAGACAACCTAAAGTTTCTAATGGTTGATGATTCTGTTACTCTGCAAGAGTACATGGAAATAGGAAAGATAGAAGTTGAAGCACTTACCTACATTCGTGGTCGCTCTATCTCTAACGCTTTTATTATTATTGATGAAGCCCAGAATCTTACAAAGCACGAACTCAAGACTATTGTAACTCGTGTTGGAGAAGGGACTAAACTTATTCTCACGGGAGATGTAGAACAAATCGATAATATCTATATTGACGAAAGAACTAACGGTTTGACTTATGCCGTAGAAAAAATGAAAGAACACGAGATAACGGGGCACATAACTCTCAAGAAAGGCGAGCGTTCAGCTATCGCCACCCTTGGCTCTAAGATTTTATAGCTTAATAAAGTCTATGGGGTATGTTATAATGGAGACATTATGAGTAACTATATCAAAAATTCACACAAGAGTATTATGAAAGAAAGAAAAGAGTTTACACTTTTTGGAACAATCAATGTCTTTATAAAAGACCCCTTAGATAATCAAATAGACATGACTAAGGTATTGATGGATATAGAAGATACAATACCTCAACACCTTATGTATGAAGTAGAAACTGTCATTGTAGGTCAATTCAAAGAGTTGAATGACCGTGGCATACGTGCAGCATATTTAGATGGAGGTATTTATGTTACGAATAAACAACCGTCTGAGGAGCAGTTATTCGAGGACATCGTGCACGAGATAGCACACGCAGTAGAAAAGACTCATGAATATGAACTCTATGGAGATGATGAGGTCGAGAAGGAGTACTTAGGAAAGAAAAAAAGATTTCTTGACTTACTCGCAGCAAACGATATAAGGGTTCCGAATAGAATAAGATACGAGATAGAGTATTCGAAACTATTTGATGAGTTCTTATTCTATCAACTGGGGTACGACAATGTAATACCTTACACTACAGGTCTCTTTATAACGCCGTATGCTTCTGTTTCAGTCTCGGAATATTTCGCAACAGCATTCGAACATTACTTCGTTCAAGCAGACGTTGGTTATGTGAGGCAGATTTGCCCGAAGTTGTATGAGAAAATGAGAGAAATATCAGAATTAGGAGAAATATAATGAGAAAAAAGTTTTCAATAAAGATTGATTTGATAGAATCTAAAAACAAAGTTTTTGTTTATATCAAAAAGAAAAATGGCGTCCAAGTGGAAGAAAGTGAAGTCAGAAAAGAAGTCGGCTCCTCTGCCAAACTTGGAAAGCTAACAGCAGTAAATGATAAGTTTTTTGTTTTTGATATTGTGAAGAAAATAGAAAATAATAAATCTCTTAGAGATGAAGCGATTGAGAATTTCAATCCAGAGGAGATGGAGAAAGTTGATTTGACTCTGAGTCATGCTGGTTCTGATTTGGAACCAGCACCAGAAGAGATTGTCAAGCCAAAACAGTCTACTCGCAAGACCACTAGAAAGCCACGAACAAGAAGAAAATCACCTACCACGAAGAAAGAAATAAGCGAATAATACTTGACTAAAACACTTTTTTATGAGATAATATATCTGTAACTAAAGGTGAGAGGTCTATAGTATGCCACAACACATATCATTTTCAGCATTGAAGAACTGGAACCAATGCCCTTATTACTATAAAATAACTTATGTTGATAAGATAAAAGGTTTTGTAGGAAATCATTATACTGCATTTGGTACCGCACTTCACGAAGTCTGCGAGACTAAAGTGGAAGACCCTTCTTTCTCTGACGAACAGAACTTGTTCGAGTCTGCATTCTTGCGAGAACTAAGAAGTCTTCCCGAGGATGTTCGCAAAGACATAAAACTAAAAGACGTAGAGAAAATGAGAGAGCAGGGTAAGCGTCTCTCTCTTGTTGCTGTACCTGCTCTTCGTTCTCATTTTGGGGAATTTGAAGTTGTATCTACGGAAGAAGATATTTATGAATCAATCGAGAACTTCGAGGATTACAATTTCAAAGGTTTCATTGATTTAGTTATCAAAACTCCAGATAACAAATACCACGTCATTGACTGGAAAACTTGCTCTTGGGGCTGGAATACTCAAAAGAAGTCGGACCCGATGACAACATATCAGCTAACTTACTATAAACATTTCTACAATAAGAAGCATGGAATACCTCTTGAAAATATTGAGACTCACTTTGCCTTACTAAAGAGAACTGCGAAGAAGGACTTGGTAGAAATATTCCGAGTTACTAGTGGAAAGAAAAAGATGAGTAATGCAATTGACTTGCTAAACAGGGCTCTTTATAACATTCAGAGTGGAAAATATATAAAGAACAAACTGGCGTGCAGTAAGTGTGAATTCAAGAACACCGAGCATTGTCCTTAGGAGAAAATATGGCTAAAAATAAAAAAATAAAAATACTAACACTGTCAGACCACCCGTTGTTTTCAACGGGTGTTGCTATACAGACTAGGCTTTTCATCGAAGCGATGTTGAAGACAGACAAATTTGAGTTTGTTTCACTAGCTGGTGCGATGAAGCATAAAGACATGTCTCCTGTAAAAACAGAACAGTATGGTGATGACTGGAAGATATTTCCTGTAGAAGGTTATGGTAGTCAAGAGATGGTCCGCTCTGTTTTACGAACGGAGAGACCTGATATTGTTTGGCTGATGACGGACCCTCGGTACTGGTCTTGGTTTTGGGGCATTGAGGACGAGGTACGAGCACAAGTCCCTGTATGCTATTATCACGTTTGGGATAATGGACCAGCACCAAAATATAATAAAAAGTTCTACGACTCAAACGACTTGATTGTCTCTATTTCCAAGCTAACAGAGAAAATGGTCGATGAGGTTGGAACAACTGCAAAGCACATTCGAATTCCTCATACAGTTGATGAAAGTGTTTATAAGATTCTTCCAGAAGAAGAAGTGGTACAATTTCGTAAAGAACATTTCGGTCCCGACGAAAAGACTATTTTCTTCTGGAATAATAGGAACACACAGAGGAAGAATGCAGTAACTCTTATGTGGTGGTTCAAGGAATTCTTAGAAGAGGTAGGGCACGATAAAGCAGCGCTACTGATGCACACCAATCCTGACGAACAGACAGGTGCAGATTTACAATCAAGCATTTCAGAACTTGGTCTAGACAATGGAGAAGTAATGCTTTCTCCCTTGAAGTATGAGCCAGAGAAAATGGCTATGCTTTATAATTCGACTGATTGCACTATCAACATTTCAGACGCTGAAGGTTTTGGCTTATCTACACTGGAATCACTTGCCTGTGGAACACCTATTATTGTAAATAAAACAGGTGGGTTGCAAGAGCAAATTACTGATGGCGAGGATACTTTCGGCATTGGTATCGAGCCAAGTACAAGGACTATTATAGGCTCTCAACAAGTTCCTTATATCTACCAAGATAGAGTTAGTAAAGAAGATTTTATCGGAGCACTGAGAAAGTTTTATTCTTTATCAAAAGAGGAGAGGACTCGTCTCGGACAATTAGGACACAATCACGTTGTAAGAAATTATAATAGTAAAAACTTTGCAGAACAGTGGGAAAAAACACTCACACAACTTCATAAGACAGCAGGTTCTTGGAAGAGTCGAAAACATCAGAACTGGGAGATTATTGAACTATGAGTAAAAGAAAAATTCTTGTAAGAGGACCAGCCCTATCTCGCTCTGGCTATGGAGAGCATTGTCGCTCTGTTTTACGAGCACTTCGTTCTGATGATAGAAACGAGGTTTATCTATTGAATGTAGGCTGGGGAAGTACAGGCTGGATTTCTGAAGACACGGAAGAGCGAGAATGGATAGATAATACAATTATGCGTACAGCTAGAGCTATTCAAACAGGTGTCCGTGATTTTGCGACTTCTATTCAAGTGCAACTTCCAAGCGAATGGCAGAAACTTTGTGAAAAGAATATCGGAATTACAGCAGGGGTTGAAACTACAGCAGCACCAGATAGTTGGAGTAGAGCTTGTTTGGAGATGGATAGGGTTATTGTACCATCGCAACATTCTAAAGAGTGTTTCTCGGAGGAAGTTCAAGAAAAGGTCGAGGTTGTTAATTTTCCTGCTAAAAAGCTAAGAGCGAAGAAAATAGATTTTGACCTAGAGACAGATTTCAACTTTCTTACTGTAGCACAATGGAGCCCAAGAAAAAATTTAGAGCAAACAATTATCTCATTCATTGAAGAATTTCAAAATGAAGAAGTTGGTCTCGTTGTAAAGACTAATCTAACTGGGGGCTCTCGCATTGACAGAGAACAAACAAAGCAAAGACTAGAAGCACTACTCGGTCATACAGTACAAGACAGAAAGTGTAAAGTTTATCTTTTTCATGGCTCTCTTTCTGATGCTGAAATGGTTTCACTTTATAAAAACAAAAATGTCTCTGCTTATATCACAACTTCACATGGCGAAGGTTTTGGACTTCCTGTATTTGAGGCAGCACAACATGGCGTTCCAGTCATTGCGCCCAACTGGGGCGGGATTAGGGACTTCTCAAACGATTCTTTTGTAGAGTTGGAGTATGAGGAGAAAGAACTAGAGGAACACCAAGTGTGGGAAGGTGTTCTTGAAGCAGGAACAAAATGGTGCTTTCCTAAGACAAGTTCTGTGAGAACACAAATGAGAGAAGTTTATAACAATATAAATAAATATAAAAAGTCTGCTAAGACACATCAGAACTTTATAAATGAAAATTTCACTGAACAAACTCTCAATATGAGGTATAATAGTATTATAGATAGTATTATTGATACAACAGAAGGAGACATTGATGAAACTAAGTGACCAAGCACTCGGTGCTATTATGAACGCTCTACAAAAAAGTTTATTAGAGCAAACAGATATTGTTCCTATTTTACGTTCTTTGGACTTTACAAAGGATGGGGAAACAAAGCGATGGGGAACCAAAAACGGCGAACTTGTTGTTTCCAACCCACCAAATTTCAACATCGAAAACATCATCGACGAGGATAGCTAAGTTATGCCTCGCTACTCCTACAAATGCTTACACTGCGAAGCTACCTTTCAAGTCTTTCACGGAATGAACGAGGTAGTAGAGCAGTGTGAGGTTTGTGGTTGTGAAAATAAAGATAAACTCAAAAGAGTTTATGATAAAATAAATGTAAAGGTGAAACAGAACAAGCAGACCACTGCTGGTGAGCGAGTAAAAGAATTCATTGAAACCTCACGAGAAGTTCTGGAACAACAAAAGGAAGAGGCAAGAAAAGAAAATGATTGAAGCTATTATTTATTTTTTATTTCCACTTTCTATTGTTGCTTGTGGTTTGTTGGTTTGGTATATTAGAAAAATACTTTCTATTATGGAAGAACAAGCTCTTGAGATGAACGAGAGGTTTTCTGTTTTTCATACTTTTCTTGAAGAAACTTATAACATGGACCTTTTCTATGGAGAACCTCGCCTTAAAGAACTACTAGGACTTATTAAGGACTTCCACGAATGGACTGAGGAATTTCAGAATAGGGTGATAGTAGATAAAAATGACGGAACAGAAGAAGAAGCCAATTAAAAGAAGAAGACGTAAAAGAACTAAAAGACTTTATTTTACGGAAGTTCACGAGCAGGCAATCCTTGAGTATTGTTCTTCTAGCGATAGAAAGAAGAGAGAAGAGCTTTATAGAGGACTTATTCAGCCAGCAATGAATGAAATGGTTGATAAAATTGTTTTCACTTACAAATTTACAACACTTCCTAATATTGATGAGTTGCGAGATGAGTGTAAGATTTGGCTTACAACGATTCTTGAAAAGTTTGACCCGTCTAAGGGCTCAAAGGCTTTCTCTTATTTTTCTGTTATTACAAAGAACTGGTTTATCCATAAAGTAAAGAAACACTCTTTACAGAGACAAAGAGAAATTCAGTATGATTATATTCCTCGGACTATCGAGGAAAGGTATCTTTCAACTGAGAATCCATATGAAGATGTTATGGAACAAAAACAGTTCTGGAACGCTCTTTGGTCTGAAATAGAAAAGTGGGGTGAAATGCCTATGAAGCCAACTGAAGAGCGGGTTTATAAGGCAGTCAAGATTCTAATGGAGCAACCTGACGATATTGAAATTTTTAATAAGAAAGCTATTTACCTATACTTGAGAGAACTTACTGGGCTCAATACAAAACAGGTTGTAAATAATCTAAACAAACTTCGAGTAAAGTATCGTTCTTTCAAGACAGACTGGGATGAGGGAAGAATCACCCATATTGAAGGGACAGATAATGGCAAAAAAGAAGAATCAAAATCTTGAAGAGTTTATTGGAGAAGCAATAGAAAATATTCGCTCCGATAGAGCAATCACTTCCCACCTACTAACAGAATTAGTCCAAGAAATGACAAAGCAAAATGGACTATCTACCATTCAGCAGTGCGGTCTTATCGCATCTAAATATGTTGAAACACTCCAAAGGTCAAATGAACAAATAGTCAAACTTGCGGCTCTTCTTCAAAAGAAAGAAAACAAGCAGCAAGGTCTTAGTGCTTCCGAGAAGGATGAGATATATGACCTTCTAAACTCTGAGGCGAAAGACGAAGATGGCTGATTACGGCGAGTACAACGGAGAAATAACTAAGAAAGACCAAGATACTATAGACGTAAAGAATAATAGTTCTTCTAATGTTATAAAAAACGTAATAGTAAAAAACTACTCTAAATCTCAGATAAAACAAGGACCATATGTAGGATATGTTCTTAGGGTCGATAAAGGAGAGCAAGGGTTCTTTTCTTCACTTTTCAGTCCGCAATGGACGGCTAAGGTAAGAATACCAGAGTTGGATGCACACATTCCAGAGCCCACGGGTTTTCCAAAGCCAACTGAAGAGCTTGAAATACAGAAGATAGAGTTGCACCGAACATATGTTCCAAAGGGAGAGAATGCTCAAACTATACCGAAAGCAGGAGCCAAGGTTCTTGTAGAAATAGATGATACTTCTAATAAAAACTTCATTATAGATATCTTGGATAAGGAGGGAGCCACAGAAAAGCCCACTAAATCTGCAAGTCCCAAGAGTTCTCACAAAGGAACCAATGGAAGCAACAAGGGAAAAAGATATAGAGGCGGTCCACTCGACAATCAGACTAACAGTGATGGGTTGACTGGTTTCAGACGCCGCAAATTTGCTCAACCACCTGACGCTATTGTTATTCATGAGTCTGGCTCAGACAACTACAAGGCTACGGAAAGTGTTCTAAAAAACAAAGGCTGTGGAGTACATTTTTTAGCTACAGATACAAAAATAATTCAGTATGAAGGGATAGAACACTATCTCATACATTGTCCTGGATTCAATAGAAGGTCTATCGGTATAGAGTTCAACCATGCTTATCATGGAAAAGAAAACTTATTAAAGCCAGCAAGGTTTTACTGGAAGAACAAGTATAATATACCTTCTGTAGAAAAGCTAGAAAATTGTTATGCACTAGTTCACCACGTTTGTGACATAACTGGAATACCTTTTGTTATGCCGCAAATTATTTTAGATGAAAAGAATCAAAAATTTCTTTTTAGTATGAAGGGCGGAGTAGGCAAGGGTATGAAATCAGGAGTTGTAAGTCACGTTGCTGCTTCTCCAAATCATGGAGATGGTAATTATCCCTGTTTATATTTTGCACATAGGTTGCTTGAAAACAGCCCACAAGACTCTTGGAATAAATGCTTTGAAATAGCCAAGGTCGCAAGAAATTGGACTACACACGAAATAACACCTGGAAATGGTAGTTCTGAGCCTAAAAAAATAACAATAGAAAAGAAGATGCCTTTGACCTCTTCTGAGAGAAGAAAATACCCACAGTACGCATAAGAGGTGAAAATGTATTATGAAAAAAGCAGTAGATAGAAAAACAATAACCGAAGAAAAATCCTCCTCATTATCAACTGGTAATAAGAGTTTCGATGCTCTTAGGAACGGCGTATTTTGTTCGGAACTTGTAGAGCCTGTACCGAACTTCGTCCAGGCAGACTGCGAGGTAGAGCTAAAGGGTAAAAACAATAATTACATTGTTATGGGGCGAGACAGAAATAGTTCTCGTAATAGTGGCTACGGAGGTAAAGGCGATACTCAGGCTTCAATGATAGATATTGTTGTTGGAAGAATGGCTGAAGCACCATCTGAGATTTCATATGTTGACCCAGACTTTGAAGTAGATGCAGCCAGAATATACATAAGTCAAAAGGCTGATATAGATGAATATTTTGGTCTTGCCACAGGCAGCGGCAATGCAAAAACCAAATCAGCAATCGGCATAAAGGCAGATGCCCTTAGGCTTGTTTCTAGAGAAAATATAAAGATAGTCACTGGGGTCGATAATAAAAATTCTCAAGGAGGCAGTACTGATACTTCTAAGTTTGGGGTAGATATTATTGCAAACAATGCTGACTCTGACTTACAGCCTATGGTAAAGGGGGATAACCTCGTAAAAGCAATGAAGAGGTTAACACTTCACGTAGCAAAGCTAAATGGAATCGTCGAAGGTCTTCTTATAGAGCAAGACAAACTCAACAAAGAAATAAAAGACCACTGGCACATCTCGGCAAGTGCAGGTCTGAGAACTTCAACATCACCAGCACTTCAGTTGGTTGCTCCAATTACAATATCAAGGCACCTTTCTAAAACAAAGACGTCTCTTAGAACAAACAGGACGAACTTAGAAAACTTTGAAAAAAACTATTTATCTCAAGGTGGTAGAGGCTATATCAACAGTAGATATAATAAGGTGAATTAATAAAATGAGTATCACAGTTCAGCAATCTCGTCTCGTTGATGAGAAAAAGAAACAAAAGTATATTGAAGAGACTGGGTACGATTATTCCAAACAGGTCCAGAGTGAAATACAATCATTTGTAGAAGCAAATATTGAGTTTTCACAATCACCATCTATTCTTCCCAGGGCAGGAATAACTAACGGTATAAGTATTTCACAAGAAGATATAGATGCTTACTCAGCGGCTCACCCACAAAATGAAGCATCAAGCGAAGAGAGAGGCAGGATATCAGATATTCTTGCTGCGGGCAACTCTACTCTCGATAAGCCAGAAGAAGTCGGAGAGGACGAATTACAAAACGAACAAGAGCAACAACCAGAGATACCTCAACCAGACATTCATAAAAGATTTCCTCCGATAGCAGAAATATCACATCACATCACTGTGGGATTTCCAATGACCTATCTGAAACCAGAAGAGAACGATGACTTTTTTCATAGAGCTTTGGGAAGTAATGAAAATTTGGTAGTAATAGATGATTTCGTAGGTCAGGACGGTAAGTTTGCTTTTGCAAAATCATTGGATAGACCAGAGGCAAAAACTTTTTATATTTTAAGAAAAGATTTTGCTTTTCGTGAGAACGCACCTTTTCCAACTGCTTATGACTTAGAAGCACAAGGTGCAATACCAACTGGCGGCGAAACTCCGCCTTGGACGTCTTTGGCAAAAGACAAGCCAAAACAGTTTTCTCAAAGTGCAGAAGTTCATGTCTTGGTCCATCTTGATAGAACGACTTTGATGAAAGCAGAAAGACCTGCTGCTTTAGAAGAGGCATTTTATAAGGGCGTAGAAAAGATACTTGAGTTCAAAGGAAAGAAGAGAACTAAAGAATATATTCAAGAAAAATTTGTAGATACTGAAACCTGGGATAAACCAGCACAAGCATACGAGCTTTTCTTGGACCCTCGTGGCGTGGCAAGAAAAGTAATGGCTGCGGTAAAAATACCAGTAAGAAATATTGCGGTATTGGACGACCAAGAACCAGAGTTCGAATTCTTTGATGAATTTAGGACAGAAGACTTCGAAGATATGCTTGAAAAGCTGGAAGACAAAATATCTTCTGTTGGAGACGAGGTAGAAGATTTTGACGGACAGGTCTTACAATTTGATGCAGATAAAGAAAAGCAAAAGATAGAGGACATACCTAAAGAGATAGAGTCTCTTGCAAAAAAGACAAAAGGTTTTGACAAAGATATATTTGATGAAAAAGGTCTTTTAAAACTTTATTGGAATAAAAATTTGAAACCAGTAATGGTAAAGTTCAAGCCAGACGTAGGAGAAGAAGTTTGGTTTCGTGAAAGCCTAGAACAGTTTCTAGAAAAAGAGTGTATTCAATCAAAGAGAACTCAGTTTCTACTCTCCTGGTTAAAAACTGTGGTAAAAGACACTGGGGATGATTATCCCTGGAAGAGTTTTCTAAAAGACTGGATTACTAACGATGAAGTAAAGATAATACCGAAACCAGAACCTCCAGTTCCTGTTGAAGAAGCCGAGGGTCCGAAGGTAAAAACTAAGGAAGAATTGGAGAAAGAAAATAACTTTTATCAAAACACCGAAAGAAAGATTGAAGTACAAGAGAGTAGAGAACAGCAATCAGAATATGTTGATGCACCTCTCTTGTCTCCGCAAAACGCAACAAAGACAGAGCAAATTGTTAGCAAGGATATGGAAGAACTTTATGACTATTTTTTGAATAAAGTAGACATACAGAAGATGGCTTTGAATTCCACAAAGTGTTTACTCCCTGATATACCAATTCAGTCTTTCGAATTGATTAAAAGAGACTTTGATATACTTGAGAAAGAATATAACAAGATAAAGAAGCAGCACAAAGAAGGTAAACTGTTAGACTTCTTACAGCCAGACGACCTGCCAACAGATGATATATCGGAGGCATTTTTCAAATCACTAACCAGAAGTATTGAGGGAATGTTATCTTCTTTGATATCTTCAGTGGTTGGAAACCTTCTAGGAGCATTCTTTTCTAGTTGTGGAAATAGAGAAAAGTCCTTAGATAGTGGCTTACCAGCATCTGACTTACCAGAGTTGGGAGACTTGTTGGGCGACTTACAAAACAAGATGCAAGACCTATTTGATGCAGGTTTCGTAGACCCAACGACGTTTAGAGATTTGATGAATGACCTCACGAATCTTCTTTCTTTAAGGGAACTCTGCGACTTGCTAAGAGGTCAGCCAGATAGGGAAACGCTCGACGTAGTAAAAGGGTTATTGGAATCTTCTTATTGTGAGCTTGGGCTGGATACTGACGAACAAATTATAAACTTTTTCCTAGCAGTATCTGGCTCTATGGACTTGAGTATTTGTGATGAACTTGGTACTATTATAGACAGGCTACCAGAAGATTTTCTTTGCCCTCCAGATTCCCTGGCTAGAGAAAATATCTTGCTCGGAAAAGGAATGACTAAGGAAGAGATAAAGGAGCAGATAGAAAGGGAAAGAGATAGAAATAGAAAGTTGGCAGAACAACTCCTTGGTGATGCACTTGCTGATGGCAAAGGTCCAAACTTGTTTTGCAGAAAAGACGAACAAGGAAACACCGTTCCTGGTAATGTACCTTTTATGGATAGCCAGTTTGAATACACCTTGGAGACCACACTAGGGAGTTTGTTTCGTAGTACCTATGACTCCTTCTCTGAGGAAGGTCTAAGATTCTCGCAGAATCTTTTTATGGAAGTGGAAGAACAGGAAGACCAGGATTATGATATGCTCGGACGACTTCCCGACTCACCAGAAGAACCACGACCACTTGGACTTAGGTATACAAAAAAGGTTACTGTAACAAAGAGAAAACCAGTTCCTCACCTCGTGGAGTTTTATAACAATCCCACGTTCAGCGAATCTACAGAGACTGAGTTAGAAATTCAGATTCCATCAATACTAGAGAGCAGCACAGATGGTGTAGAAAGTTTATTTAACAATTCAGACTTTTCTTCAAATCAGACTCTGCTAAGAATGAGAGAAGAGATGGAAGCTGCTGCCGAGGAGCGTGAAGCAGAAACAACAAAAGTTAAGTTTTCAGAATTAGACTATTGTGAAATACTGAATAGGCAGCAAGAGCCAGAACCAACTCCTGAACCAACTCCTGAACCGCAGAGTCAGATAGAATATAAGACTGATGGGCTAGAGGGTAATGAGTGCGGTGATGCTGAGCCTGACGCAAAGATAGTTGCAGTAGAAAAGCCCGAAATAACTATTCAAGAACCAGTCCCGACACCAGGAATAACGACGAACTTAGGTATTGATTTCGGAGCAGTCGGTTGCGAAAGTCAAAACATCATAGGAAGTTCTGTATTAGTAAAGGGAAAAGAGTATATATCTCAGCGTGAAATTCCAGAAAATGTTGTATTATTTATGGAAGATAACATTGGTACTGATACAAAAAAGAATTCTAAAACTTGTATGGAAGCCATCTTCAATAAGTCTCTTGAATTGGAGAATAACATTTCTTCTATAGAAAAGGAAAGAAGAATAGAAGGGTTTAGCCAAGTTTCTGGAAAGATATCAGAAGAAGTTAGAAACAACATATTCAAGATTCTGATGAAAAGTTTGAAAAACTCAAATTACCTGAATTATCAATCTATCGGGGAATCTGAAGGTCCAACCTATGACAGGTATGTCCTTGAGTTTATCAATTTAGGACCAACACAGACTCCACAGTGCGACCCTCATTTGCTAAGACTATCTCAATTGGTGGAAGAAGTAAAAAATACTATGAAGGACCAATTTTGCTTGGACCTAAACCCACCAGAGAGCGAAGATAAACCAAGACTCAGCCCACTTGAGGCGGCAATGATGAAAGCTTGTGTAAAGGCTACCTTTAGACACTACATTATAGAAGTATTATCTACGAGTATCTTGACTACAACAAGTTTCGAAGGTCGTGCAGCCGAGCTTAGTGATTTAAAATGTTCTTATATAATTGATAAAATGTATGAGAGCATGAATAGATACTCAAAGCCAAGTGAAGGTGGTTCTTGTACTTCGTCAGATACTTTCTCTGGAGACATGCCAAGTTATTTCGAAGACTTCGTGGAACAGGTAGAAGATGTGTATGGAGGAAAAAACGGAGAAGGAAATTCTCTACTCAGAAAGGCAATAAAGGAAGAATATAAAATAATTTCAGATGGATTTTTGGACGCATTATTAATGTCAGATACTAGAGAATCAGGTATATTATACACATTTCTAACTGAAAATGTTCCAACACTCGAACCAGAATTCGGAACTCTTCTTACATACACCGACGGCAGAAGAGATGTAAGTCAATTTATGTATCCTTTTATTTATTTGAGAGAAAACAGAAAAGATTACTTTTCACTCGTAACAGAGACTATCAGCGATGATTTGACTTCATCTTTTCAAAGGTATGTATTTCCAGATGGTACGGCAAAATATATCGTGCCAATAGTCGAGAGAACGGACCTAAATTTATTGACCGTACAGCAAGCCTTGTTTGGAACCTTCTTTTCAGTGGAAGAATATGCTGCTTCATTGTCAGTTCATGAGATGGAGACAGTATCAACAATGGGGACAACCTTTGCTTCTTTCGGTGAGACAAAAGACAATCTGTTTTCTTTATTTTACGCAATTACACCAGAGAAGGACGACTGGGGCAAGGAGAATAAGGCACTATCATCGGTTGGCGGTACCAGCGGTCTTACTAAATTATTTGATTTTAATAACAATGTCTTTGATACTCCTTGTACTGAGTTTTCTTATAATCTCGGTTCAGCCGAGGTCTGCTGGGGCAATCCTTTTATGGGTCTAGGTGGGTTTTTCTCAACAGCATTGAGAATGGCTAGGGATGCAGCTTTGCTTGAATTCAAGAGATATGTAGAAAGAGTTGACCCAGCGGTCAAGCTAGCTAAACGCTTGTCTTTCTTATCTAAACTCGCTTGTGTTAATATACCAACAAGTGCGATTGCTGGCGGACTGAATGTTTCTTTAGCTTTTATATTCCCACTTACTCCGCTTGCTTCTATATATCACGCATTGGGATTGGGAGTATTCCTACCAAGCTCTTTGTTAAATTCAGATTCCGCAGAAGGTCAGGATGCAAGAAATCAGATTGAAGAAGCGGGACTGAGACTTCCTCCATATTGCGGTCAGGTCTTCGATACGACTTACGCTCAACTCGGATTACAGCCAGAGCAACAGACGAGGATTGAGGAGATTGATTCAAGGATACCTCAAGCAGAAAACGAAATTAGAGAAGCAGAAGAGCGTATCGAAGAAATTGAAGAAGCTATTCGACAGAATCAGGCAGAACTTGCTCGTGCCCTCATGAACGACAACAGTGCATTAGAATTGAGAATAAGGTCAGAAAGACAAGAATTAGATTCTGAAAATGAACGAAAGCAAGGAGAGATAGAAAATCTTAGAAGAGAAATACAAAACCTTCTTGTAGAAAAAGACTCAATACTCAATCCCGAGACAGAAGAAGAACGTGTCGAAAGAGAGCGCAGAGAACAAGAACTTACAGAAATAAACGGTCAAATATTAGAAAAGTCTTTGAGAGTGTCAGAATTGACAGAAGAAATAACGATTTTATCAGCACAGATAGTCCGAGCAAACCTTCAAGGTAGAAATACAAGGTTAAAGTCTTCACAGAAAGACGACCTCGAAGAAGAAAGAGATTCTCTCCTAGAAGAAATAGAAGCTCTTCGAGAACAACTCTAAAATAAAATAGTTCGTCCTATTTATGAGGAGGAGAAAACTATGTCAAGAGGATTATCACCAAAGCTTCCACTAACAAAAGACCCAGTTGATGGATATGAGCTTAATAAAGATTATATTGACCTTGTAAGACAGAATTTAAAAATGCTCTTACTGACTGCACCTGGTGAAAGAGTGATGTATCCAGATTTTGGTGTTGGGTTGAGAAATTTTCTTTTTGAAAATAACAATCAAATTGTTCGTTCGAATATAGATTCTAAGATAAGGCAACAAGTGAAAGCTTATATGCCCTTTGTCGAAGTTATAAAGGTTGAATTCAATTCTCTCTTTGATAAATCAGGTTCTAGTGATAACGGACTAAACCTAGATATTCGTTTTCGCATCGTTCCACTCAATCTTTTTACCTCACTGGAAATAGAGGTTGGAACTAATTAGGGATATATTGGAGAACCACAATAATGAGTAAAAAGCGAGCAGTATCAATAAAATACACAAGTCGTGAGTTTGATACAATCAAGACTGACCTAATTGATTATATCAAGAGATATTACCCAAATACCTACAGAGACTTTAACGAGGCTTCATTCGGCTCTCTTGTCATAGATACTGTTGCCTATATCGGAGACATTCTTTCCTTTTATATCGACTATCAGGCAAATGAAACTTTCGTAGAAACAGCTACTGAATATGAAAACATACTCAAGTTAGGAAGACAGCTTGGTTATAAGTTCGGCGGAGCTTCATCTTCATATGGAACAGCGGCGGTGTATGTTTTAGTACCAGCTACTTCAACGGGCATCGGACCAGACATGAACTATGTTCCAATATTGAAGCAGGGCGCAAGTTTTACAGCTACAACTGGAGCGGCTTTCATCTTGAATCAAGACGTTCATTTTGGAAATCCATCGGCATCCATAAGAGTTGCTCGTGTCGATGAAACCACTGGAAATCCAACTCATTATGCAGTAAAGACTTACGGTCAGGTAATGTCTGGAGAAATTAGAACAGAATTCATTGACGTTGGTTCATACAAGAGATTCAATAAGCTAACTCTAAATGCGCTCGATATATCTGAAATAATCTCTATTGTAGATTCCGAAGGAAATGAATATTATGAAGTTGATTATTTGAGCCAAAATGTTGTATATAAAGGTATAACGAACAGGAGTAAGACAACTGGCAGCGGCGGTGAGACCTATAACGCTGGAGACCAGGCAGCAGAGATTTTGAAGCCCGTAGTTGTGCCGAGAAGGTTTATCAAGAATAGAAATATTAGAACAACAGAGTTGGTCTTCGGCGCAAGTTCTGATTCCGAAATACCTGAAGATTATATTTCTGAACCGCAAACGTCCATACTTGATATTCACGGCAAGAGCTATATACAAGATACCTCATTTGACCCGACAAGACTTATCCAAAGTGACAAGTTTGGAATAGCACCAGCCAACACAACACTCACAGTAACTTACAGGGTAAATACAGTACAGAATGTAAATATTAGAACGGGTCAGTTAACAGGGGTTTCAGAATACAGTATGGAGTTCAACGACCAAGTGAGCTTGAACGCTGCGAAGGTCACAGAAGTCATCAATTCGCTAGAAGTGGATAATGAAGAGCCAATAATTGGAGATATTGACATTCCAAACTCAGAAGAGTTGAGGCATAGAATCAGAGATACATTCGCAACACAGAACAGGGCAGTGACTCAACAAGATTATGAGTCGTTCGTATATCAGATGCCTGCAAAATTCGGCTCAGTAAAAAGGTGCAGAATCATGAGAGATAACGATTCTCTCAAGAGAAATCTCAATCTCTATCTCATTTCAGAGGGAGAATCTGGTATTCTTGTGGAGTCTAACGATGTCATGAAGAACAACGTAAAGACTTGGTTGCAGAAGAACAAGATGATAAATGATACTATCGATATACTCGACGCAAGGGTAATAAACCTCAGTATTGATTTTGTCGCAGTCGGCTCATTAGAGAGAACAAAGTTTGAGGTATTAGCTTCAGCATACGAAAGATTGCAAAAAAGATTTTCTAGACTACCAGACATTGGCGAGCCTTTTTTCATTACAGACATTTATAAAGAATTAAGAAATGTCGAGGGAATCCTTGACGTAACTGACGTAAAAATTACAAGAAGAAATGGAGATGTTGGAGATAGAGTCTATTCCGACGTTTCTTTTAATTTAGATAAGATGACCTCTGCTGACGGAAGATATATCGAGATGCCTAAAAATGTTATATATGAAGTTCGTTATCCAGAATTTGATATTAAGGGAGTGATTGTATAATGTCTGTAAAAAAGTTTTACGCAACTGCTGATACAACTATCACAAATGCTTATAAAGAAAGTCTAAAGGAAAGAGGGACTGATGCCAATATGGGTCTTTCAGATTCACTTGAAGTGTTCTTCATTTTCGGACAACACCCCAGTCCATCTGTTGATGCAGACAAGCTTGAGGAAGCACGAGTTCTTATCAAATTCGATACTGCTGCCATTGTGAGTCACTACGGCTCTTTTCCTTCTGATGTGAAGTTTGTACTAAAACTTACCAACGCAGTTCATCCTTTTACTCTCGCAAGAAACTATGACCTAAAGGTTTATCATCTTGCGAATTCATTTGTTGAGGGTAATGGTCTTGATATGGAGTCTTATAAAGACGAAGATGTTGCAAGCTGGACGAACAGAGCAGTATCAACCGCTTGGACTGTAGCAGGTGGACTAGAAGCAGGAGTTACTGAAATTGCAACTCAAAGGTTCGACACGGGCGAGGAAAACTTAGAAGTAGATATTACTGGATATATCGAAGACATCTTTGATGGTACTATACCAACCGACAACGGATTGATAATCACAATAGATGGGGCACTCACAGATGGTTCACAAGAACAGAATTTTTATACAAAGAAATTCTTCTCTCGTTCATCAGAATTCTTCTTCAAACGTCCAGTCATTGAGGCAAGGGACTCAAATACAAATAGCGACGATAGAGGCAAGTTCTACAAGGCTTCTCCCTTCGTCGCATCTAACGAGCAGAGCATCTACCTCTATAACTCCATCGGTGGTGAAAGGACGAACCTTGTCGGTACAGTTGCACTAGAGCTTTTTGAGGACGAAGCTATGACGACATCGATAACGACTGGTGTTATAACAAACGTTGAAACAGGTGTTTATAAGGCAGTAGTTACAGTACCAAATACCGTAGCTGTATCAACTATTTACGAAAAGTGGACCGCCGATGCAAACTTGGTAAAAACAGGTTCCATAACATTGTTGAGCAGACAGGTCGAAACAGACGCAAGTGATACGGAGTATGTCACGGACATCACTAACTTGAAAACTTCTTACACAAGGCAGGAAACCGCAAAATTCAGGGTTTACACCAGACAAAAAGATTGGAATCCAACTATTTATACGGTAGCAAGTAATGAAATTGAGAACTTAATTGTTGAGAAAATGTACTACAAGGTTGTTCGACTTGTAGATGAAGAAGTAATTCTTGACTATGGTATTGGAACAAGCGGTACTAATAACGAACATACACTAGTTTCTTACGATGCCTTGGGTAGCTATTTTGATTTTGATATGTCCCTTTTAGAAAAGGGATATATGTATGGAATCAAATTGTTGTTCTCAATCAACGGAGAGTTGAAAGAACAGGAAGAGATTTTCAAGTTTAGGGTTGACTAAATGAGTACAAAAGACTTATTCAATAAAAGTAACAAGGTTCTTACAAAAAGTCAAGCAGATAAAATCAAAACTGATTTAGAATCTCCAGAGCTTTCAAGAGACGTCGTAAGAGCAAATAATAAATTTCACTCCCACGTAGATTATTCTAAACCAGAGAACTTTTCCTTCTATGGTTCAGCACAGAAATATTACGAAGACTCTTTCAATAGAATCTATCAGACTTATCCTTATGATGGTTCGCAATCAGAAAAAGAAAAGTGGTTCTATGACTCTTCTGAACTTGACCTATGGATTATGGATAATGCTTATCCTAAGAGTGTAGGTCATATCCGCTTAGGGTCAAGTCAATCTGTTTTCGTCAAGGGTGGTCCAAACAACCAGCCTGGCGTAATCGAGGGAGAAAAAGAAGAACTATCCAAACAGTTTCCAGTAAAGCAAGGCAACTCAAATATTTGGGACACCTCAATCTATAGGAATTCTAATTTATATGTTGATGGAAGTCTGGGTAATACTGTAGAGTTCTGGGCTAAATTAGAAAACACGTTCTCAGGAAGAGTGGTTCTCTATAATATTGCAAACGAGGCTCAATCCACAATATTGTCGGCAACATATTTCTCAACTGGATTATTAGTCCTTTCCGCTAAAGATGATGCAGGGAATACTACAACAGAATCAACAACAATTACAGACTTGATTACAGATTCTTGGAATCACGTTTCATTCTGTACTGTAAATGAAGGTTCGCAGATAAAATTTGAAGTCTATAAGAACGGTACTCTCGTTTATACTAACACGACTGGAACTGCCTTAACTTCTGTTTCGCAAGCAGAACTGTCTCTAAATATAAACGGAGTATCAAATGGGGTATTATCGACTGACGGTTTGTACGTCGATGAATTTCGTTTTTGGAAAAGAAGAAGAACAGAAGAGGAAATTGGAAGATACTGGCATACACATATTCATGGCGGAACGAACACTGACGACAATAAATACAACACAGAGAACAGAAAAGTAGATATTGGCATCTACTATAAGTTCAATGAGGGTATCACTGGAAACACCAACATCGATTCAACTGTGCTTGATTATTCTGGTAGAATATCAAATGGGGAGATTTTGAACTACGACAGTTCGGTAAGAAGCACGGTATCAGCTTTCGACGCTTCTGGCTTCTTTGAGGTTTCAGAAGATAAAGAACCTATTATTTATTCCTCACATCCTGATTTTGTTTCCGCAAGAGAAACTTATATGCAGGAAGGCTTGACTTATGACTATACAAACAACTCAAGCATCTATCACACAATGCCTGCTTGGATTATTGAGGAAGACGAAGAGAAGGGCGAGAACGTAAAAGAACTTTCACAAGTTATTTCCAGCTACTTCGACTCAGCACAAATAAAAATAAAAGAACTTGTAAACCTCAAAGAAGTAGAGTACCATACATTAGAGGAAAGAACAAGCAAGCCTTATTCTCTTATTAGAAGAACATTAGAGTCAGCAGGTATGGTTGTTCCTGACTTATTCACAGAGGCAAGTGCTTTTGAGGAAATTCTCTCACGAGGAGAACAAGAGAAATTTGAGGAAAAACTCCAAGATGTAAAGAACACCATTTACCAAAACATTTATAACAACCTTTCTTATATCTACAAGTCAAAGGGAACAGAGAAAGCTTTTAGAAACCTTATCCGTTGTTTTGGTGTCGACGATGAACTTGTAAAGATAAACTTATACTCTGATGGCGCTGACTATACCTTAGAGGACACTAGAAGAACGACTGCTATCAAAAAGAAGTTTGTTGATTTCAATAACGCAGACAGAGACCAAGGTCTTATTTACACAAAGGCTGACCCTGGTAATGCAGATTCAACTTCTTACATCAGAGGTATCAGCAACGGTGCGACTCCAAACCTCTCATTTACTTTTGAGACCCAGGTCATCTTTCCTAAAAGATTATCGACAGAGCATCCAGCTTACGACCCTCCTACTAATGATGAAGAGCATATTGCATTTCTAGGAGAATACTCTTCAGGCTATTCGGCAAGTGAATTATTTGACCTCAAGGCTGAAAAAGAAAATAGCGACCCTTTATCTGAGAATGTAAGGTTTGTTTTGACGTTCGACGGACAGACGCTCCAAACAGAATATTTTAAGTCAGTTTATGAAAATTCAAAGTGGAACCTTGCAGTTAGACTGGTTCCTAAGAAAAACCTCTCAGGCGTCGTTTCTGGGGGTTCTACGACCGATTACAGAGCAGAGTTATACTGCGTAAGAATGCTTGCAGATGTTGTCGAGGACGAAGAGCTTGTAACAGCAGATATTGCAGAAGCAAATGCGAGAGCATTGTTATCAAAAGATAAATATGTATCAATAGGTGCCCTTCACTCTTCAGGCGACCCAGAGACAGAATCTCTTGATAACGACACAAGGTTAAAGATATCATCAACTTTATTTTGGTATGATAATATAACTGATGAAGAAGTGAGAGCACACGCTTCCGACGCATCTAACTTTGGTAGATTGCATCCAAGCGAAGAAGCATACATGTTTGATGATGAGTTCAATACCGACACATCTTCTGCAATACAGGTTCCAAGAAGAGATACTCTTGCAATGCACTGGGACTTTTCCGAGGTTACTACGACTGATGGAAGCGGAGAATTCATAGTAGATGACTTGTCTGAAGATTTTGATAAATCTACAATACCTATAAACGCAAAAGCGATTCAATTCGACGGTGATATCACAGCGGGACAAACAGACCATGTTAAAGTTTTGGATAGTGATGATTTTTCTTTCACAGACGGCGCAAGCAATGACGAACCTTTTTCAATTTCAGCTTGGGTTTATGTTGAGAATGCGTCTGGTGGCGACAATGGACCTTTCGTTTCAAAGGCTACAGTTGGCGGCGCAACACCAACTGAATATATTTTCAAGCACGAATCTGGTAGACTTCGAGCATTTTTATACAGCGGCAGCGGCTTCGGCAACTCAGTCAATATTTTTGCAAACTCTGCTGGGATAACAAATTCAACTTGGCACAACGTCGTAATGACTTACGATGGAAGTAACACTGGAGCAGGCGTTACATTTTATGTGGATGCTTCACCTCAGGCAGCAACGGTATCAACTTCAGGTACATATTCTGGAATGACAAATACTTCTGAACCTCTCATAATTGGTAGGACAAATAACGACCCACCTTCTGCTGGTCAAGCATTTGAGGATAAGATAGCAGACGTCTGTATTTTTAATAAAGAATTGAGCCAAGCAGAGGTAACAGAAATTTACAACAGTAATGCTGTGAAGAATATGTATAGGTTCTCTGATAAGGATTCTATCATTTCTTGGTGGAAGATGGGCGATGACTTAGATACCACTGGAGCTAATGGTATAAAAGACTATATCGGTTCCAACCACGGTACGCTTACGAATGGGGCTTCTATTGTTGATGAAGTTACGCTGAGTACAGATAATATCATCACAGGACGTTATGGATGGTTCACAGACCTTGTAGGACATCAGGTGACTGGCAAGGGTGTATATTTTACAGAAGACGACAAGCAAATTGTTAACAGGGAGTTTATTCATTCTGCAAAACATAGGACACCAGAAGTTATCAACTCGGAAGATTTAGTTGAGATTCGTTCTCAGGATGACCTAACTTTTACAAAAGACGCACAAGTTGTAACTCACTTCTTTGCAGCAGAAAAGAGCATGTACCAAACTATATCTGACGACATGATAAATCTTTTCGCTACTATTGTTGAATTCAACGATTTGATAGGTCAGCCAGTCAATAGATATAGACTACAATACAAAGCATTAGAAAAGTTTAGAGCACGATATTTCGAAAAAGTCAATAATGTTCCAAGTTTAGAGAAGTATATCGAATTATACAAATGGATTGATTCTTCCATCGGACTAATGCTGCAAGAGCTTATTCCAGTATCAAGCAATTTCTCTGCTGACTTACGAAATATGGTTGAGTCTCACGTCTTAGAGAGAAATAAATATTGGACGAAGTTCCCAACCTTGGAAATGGCGGGGGAACCACCACTAGGTATTGTAAAGGGAATAAATGAACTTACTTACAATTGGAAAGACGGTCATACACCTGTTGGTTCGGAAACCATCGAGGACGATAAATTCTTATACGGCGACCAAAGAGTCCAAGGTACCGACCCACTCATCACAACTGGCGATTCTGATGTTGATGACAACAGAGAAGTATTGAGAAGAGTATCCACAAGAACTACAGCAGGCAGAACACAGATTATATCAGGTGTAGAACAAGATATGCCGATTCTTCGTGAGTCTCCACTGGTCCCTGCATCACCTGGCGTTCCAGCAGTGCCTGGACCAACTTATTCAGGTCAAGCATATGTTACCAGGGCTCTCGCTAAACCTTATAGACTGAACTTAGATATTGCCCCAACCATTCATGGTGGAAGCAATTTTTCTCCAACAACAAAAGACCCTAATGCTTTTATTAGAGCAGCAACTAGAATTATTCCTGGTGTAGCAACCGTTGGTATTGATATTGATAATGGAGACAATCCAACAACTTATGAAGAGTGGAAGAAACTTTATAAGGTAAAGAGAACAACTACTATAACTATCTCAGACACAGAGACGAGTCTTACAGAATATCTAAATGGTGATTTTGCATATCCCTACTATGGAGCAGACTTCAGAGACGCATCTCCATATATTACAGGACAACATAGTGATTCCTACGGTGATGATGCTGAAATACCAATGCAGGGTCCATTTACTGAGACTTGGGTTGGTGGAAATCAGCATAGGCACATTTTCTATAAGACACAGACAGATAGACCAGAACTTTATATCGATGACGCTGGCGTACTGAAACATCCTCACGAAGTTGACCCAAATCTTCCTGCTGCTCGATTTACAAGAGATGAACTCGCAAAACGTCCTGTAAATATCGAGAATATCAAAACTGAAGGAGACCAACCTTTCGGTAATTACCAGAGAGATTACGAGATAGTACAAACTTCAGGTAGAACAAAGAATAATAGTTGGTTTGTAAGCAACGAAGGGGTATCCCTAACCGAGACAACTTCTCCGTTTATTTCGGGTACAGTTGAGTTTTCTTTACCAGACAGAGGAAGAACAGAGCACGTTTTTGTCGAGAGGTTCTCTGCACCAGGTGACCCACTAACTCTCTCTAGAGGTTATTTGGATACATTAGCTGAAGAGTTCAGTGTTTATAATTCAGTGAATTTTAGAAATTTAGAAGAACGTTTGGATTATCAAAGAAGACTTTACACTCACAGTGGTGTATATCAAGGTTCGCAAGGATATGAAGATACCACAACTGGTATTCCTTCAGTTCATAAAGTAAATAGAAACCCAGCACTTAGACCACTTGAGACTGGTTGTAAGACCCTGTATGATAATGCCTATGTTAGTCATCAGATTCCAAGGTCAGACTTACAATATGCTTTTATCACAGCATCTATTGATTACGATAAGTATCGTCCAGGCGAAGCACCTTATCCGCACCCTCATACTCATTGTGCTGCTGATACAATACCAGTTCGCTTTAGTGGTTACTATGATGATATTCATATTGTAAAGGGAGATGAAGGGTACGAAGCATCTTATGCAGACTACCAAGGTGCTGGTTATCGATTTATCAGAAACGTAGAAAACAGCCAGGTCATCAGTCAGCGTAAAACAAATACTTATTCTCAACTCAACAGAACTCCTAGAAATGGAGCCTTAGATAGAAGCGTGAGTACTTTTGTCGAACCAGCAGTTGTCTGGAACAAACCAAACACTCACTATGTCTTGAACGAGGAATATTCAAATCTCGCAGCCCAAGGGGAAACCTTGGGAGATTTGAGAAAGAATGTTAGTCCATTGACCTATTCCTACTCTAACAACTTGGAAGTATTTTCTAATGAAGAACTGACAAGGGCAGTTGATATTGATAAGACTAGTAAGAGTGGATTCTCTGAGACTTTGATGGAGGTATTCAAGAAAGCTGAACTCCTGTTCTCTCGCTCGGTCGCAAGAGAACTTATCTTTCCAAAGCACAAGAATGTGGGTCTAAAGAAGACAAGATTTAGAAGTGAGTTTGATACTTACAAGTTCTTCTGGAAAGACAAGATGTTCGATAGAGTCAAGTGCTCTAATACTACGAAGCTTGGGTATGAAATGACTCCTGAGTTTCAGAGATTATTCAAGCAAAAGTTCTCAGTAGATGTTATGGATGGGTATCACTTTTCTCAGTCAAGCTCTACAGAACAAGAGCACTACAAAGTAATTGGCGACTTGACTTATATGGGCGAAGACAGAACACGCCATATGATTACAAGAAAAGACTTAGATATAACTGATACAGAGCATCCATTATATGACCCAAGTACCCCAGTAGGTTTCTTAGGGCTTGAGGAGATATGCGAAGCAGAATCAACTTCTAGTGATATTGTACCTGTATATTCTTCTGTTGAGATAGAAAGAAATAAGACGGCACCAATTCCTTCACCACAACTTTATCATAATCCTTATAACGAGAGTTATAAAGAATCTGAAGGTTGGATAAATAGAAAACCAATTACTTCTGATAATAAACCAGCTTATAATGACTATGACTCTTTCTCAGAAGAAGTCAAGCTTGCAGCACAAAACTATGGTCTTGTATCCGAGTTCAGAATATCAGAGCATATGGATAAATACATTTTAGAGAATGGTGGCAATTTTAGGGCAAAGAATTATGACTTCTTGACTCTTGACGGAGCAAGTCACGACGGAGAATTTCACACATTATCAAGTGGAACTTCCATAAAAGAAACTTCCTCTTTTTATTCCATAAAGAAAGAGGATAATTCCCTAACACTGACGGCATATCCAACTTCGTCTTCTGATGATACACTTGTAAAGAATAATGCAGAAGGGTTCTTTGGATATAACCCAATTTATGCTCCAAGTAATAGTACTTTCTCGATATCTAATAGTGTAAATTCAAATGTAGAAATAAACGCATCAAGTATTGAAAATTATACTTCAATTGAGCCATATCAAAATGGGACTAGTGCGGCAGGAAAGTTTGATTTAGATACCACTAACGATTATCTTGTTGTTAATATAAATTCTATTAAGAAAGATAATTTGCCCCCACTATCCAATGGTTTTAGAGTAGACCCTAACGCCACTTTTGATGATATGCCTATCGCCGTGTCTATTTGGGCACAACCAGAAACAATTGCACCCAACACATCTTATGGAATGTGGTCTGCTGGTTCTGGAAGCGGAGAAAGGTCAATAAATCTATTCTCCCACTATTATTACATGAACGGACACACTTCTTATCAAAACCTTGGTTTGACTTTTGTCGTGTCTGACGGAACAGCAACACCAGATGAAGGTATGCCTGGAACCACACTTGGAGCAACTTCCAGTGTTTATACCTTCTTCAATTCAGACGGGTCAATTGCACTTCTTAGTGAGAGTAAGATGAATAACATTGTTGTTCAACTAGTTCCACCTTCTTATACAGCGACGTCTGGTGGCGAAGACTTGAATTATCTAATAAAAGTTTGGTTAAACGGCGATGAACTTTATGGTGTAAACGTAGCAGAATTAACCTCGTCAAATTATCTTTCAAGAAATTCAGGAGGTCAATCTATCTCTGCTTATTCGCCATGTCCTATGGGAGATTGGAAACACATTGATACATCACCTTGGTTTGCAGATTACGATACTTCATTCTCAGATGCTAATTTAAAGGGCATTACTACTATTTCTAACTTTGTAGTAGGAAACTGTAACTATCATCAGTCTCGTGATAATTCTGCTTCAACTGGAAATAGGTTTAAGGGCATCCTTGACGAGTTCACGATATTTAGAGGTATTTTGCCTTCTGATTCTATATCTGCAATTTTTAACAACGGTATTCCAAATAATGTTAATGAACTTCTTGCAAACAATCAAATCGTTGGAAACTGTGTATACGACACCACAGTGAATCAAAGTATATTCTCGGGAGGTCAAGTCTATAGCTTTCCAGTTCCTGCGACTGTGGATAACGGCGAATTTGACCTTGGTGGCAAATATTATAGTAATTTTGAAAGCGCATCGGGTTCTAATATCGTTCCTTTGGGATGGACAACTAACGAATCTGATGAAACTCCAGCTAACGGACCAACCATTCAAGCTAGTACGTTAGGCGCTGGAAATTCAGTTTTTGGTCTTCGAGGACATTCAGATTTACATTCTGATGTAGATGACCCACCAGGTCCAACAGGTGCATCCAATGACCATTACAGGTGGATACAGCATCCACAGGTATTTGCAACTGGTATCGAAGTCTCTTTTAAAGTTTATGAAGGTCGCAGCAGCGGAGATTATGACTTGACCGAGGCTCCAGATAAGAGTGCTGGCGAAGACTTGTGGCTACAATACAAGGTAGGCACAGCGGGAACATGGACTACTTCTGGTTCACCTATTCAGGCTGGTGATAGAGGAGGCTCTACAGGCGCTGGTCAGTGGAATTTAATAAATACTGTAACAAGGACTATAAACGGCGTTGGTGAGAGCCAGGCAAATCCAATTTATCTAAGATGGATATCTTATGCAGAAGTCGGAAGCAGTACGTCTAACGCAGACACTTGGGGTGTTGATGATATTGAAATATCAGAAGTTGGAATCACAGCAGAACAGTATATCGCAGCAGAAGCTCAGAGAATTCAGATTTTAGCAGGTTCTACTGCCTTTGTACAGTATTCAGATTTTGATGAAGAAAATTATAGTAAGGAAGAACAGCAATTGATAGAAGCATCTCTTCCTGTATGGCATAGAATCGGCGTTCCAAGTTATGATAAAGTTGTGAATCAAGGTCAATGGGATAGTGACTTCTTCAATTCATACGTTCATACAGATAATATCAATTTTATTGAGAAGGCAGATAAAAAACACGATGAACTCGCCGTTGACACAACAGAGACGGTGAAGCTAAAAGTCAACGCTATCAAGAAACTTCTTCCTTATGAAGGGTTTTATCCGCAAGACAGAGTAGTGCAGATAGCGAACTTATTTGTTGAAAAAATATCTCCAGATATTATTCACGATGAAAAAGTTTATAAGGACCAGGCAGTCCAGGCGGCATTACAACACTTCTTTGCTCCTGGTATTCTTTATAACTCAATCAAAGCTGGTGTTGCTTGCGACTGGGCGTCTTATACGAACGAGAGTGGGTTAGAACCAAGCTACTTTGGTGATTCTGTGAAATATTACGAAACATTAGATGGCACTTCTGTTTTAAAATATTCGAGTAGAATGGCTCCGCAGTGGTATACTGGCGGTAGAACAGGTTCTTATGATGTTACGGAATTATTAGTTACTCAGCCAACATCGGTTGATTCAACAACAGCTACTTCTGAGATAACAGATTTTAGTAAATCCATAACTACTAATGAAGGTGCTGTTTTGAATTCTTACACGGACCCAAATAATTTCAATGTAGATTATAATATAAAGAATTTGATAATTACAAAGGCTCCTAGTAAGAGGTTGCCATTTGAATCTATTCTCGACCCTTACAAATATCTTTTAGACGGTAGAGACGGTACTCAGGTTTCTGATTCGACTAATCACATATTGACGCATCAAAATCAGCACTTCCTTATGAACCCCTCGTATTACGAAGACCCAGTAGCTTATAATATAACTGCCGTTGGAGGCGCATACACGGTTACTGAAGATACTGCAAATTCAAACTATAAAAATTACAACTATCCGTACTTTGAGATATCAAAGGGAGTGCAAAGTAAGGACAATAGGTATGAACTGTCTATAAACAATTTCATTGCTGAGACGACGAAGTTTTTTATCAAGGGTGAAAGTCTGTCCTCTTTTGCTTCAGCTAAACCTCAAGGAGAGGGTTATTTGATGGAAAGCGGTTCAACTTATTACATGGACGTCGTTCTTGATAAGAGTTCAGAATTTTTACCAGTGAATAGTCCAGGCGGTCTCGGAGGTAGATATTTCGGACCACCAGTGAGATGGATTGACGGCGACGGTAGTTTTGATTTCTACGGATATGAGAAGGATAAAATTTCAGATGCTGCGTTTGCACCCTATGTTCCTCCTTATTTTTACGCATCAACGACTGCTAGAGTTTCATTTTCAGCAACCGAAACAAAGAAGTATTCTTTAGATGAAATTTTTAAATTTTCAGAAATAGAGGAAGTATCTCCACAAGTTGATGAGTATTTTTCAAATCAAGCTCTTGGTAGAGTGAGAAAGAGTCTTGTGTCAGGGTCGCCTCAATCTCCAGACGATGGGGATTATCAAGACTCTGTAGCATTTAGTTCTCGAATGCCTCTATCGGCAAGTATCGAACTATTCGGTAAGACAAGTTTGAGCAGACAAGAATTTGACGAAGAAGGAAATCCAGTTTCTATTTCTACAGCTAACAATGAAGAGTTGGATACTTGGGTTATTTACAGCAAGTTCGAGTGTCCTCTGTTTGACTTCTCTGCGGCATCCAATGCTTCTGACGAGGGTACTTTATCGACACTTGGTATTACAACTGATACGGCAGAAACAGTATCGACAGACAACTACGAATACACTTCTTCTTATCTTGATACTACAAATACGGAAAGATTCACTACAGATAAGAGAACAGGTTCTGGCATTTGGGCGGGATATGGTAGTCAGGTTGATGGAAAGGGTGTTACTATCTCTATTAGAGAGAGTTTTCCTCAAGGTGTATCTGCTACAACTGGCTCACTTATCGAGGTCTGCGGCTTTACTCCAGAAACAAAACAGATTGGTCGAGTTGCCGATTCAAAGGAAATCTCGGAAGCAGTCCTTATGATTCCTTTCTTGGATGAGCCACTGACGACAGAGCAAAGACTTTTTGGTGGAGAGTCAAGACAAGTATATGCTACTATAAACGTTGATGATAGAAACTTTATAAAAATTAACAATCTTGAATACAGGAAGCAAAAGAGAGACTTTGATAAGAATCAAGTTATCTACACAACTGATTCTGGTGAAGAGATTAGACAAACTTCAATCACAAATATGATTGAGGGTATGAGAAATTACAATGTTCCTCCTCTCTTCGACTTCGAGACTTACGATGAGGCACCTTTTGCTATGTATTTCTTTGAGTTCAAGCACACCTTGGATAGAGAAGACTTGTCGAACATCTGGCAAGGACTCCAACCAAAAGTTGCTAAGGAAGCGTCTCTTGACTCTGTTGAGATTTCACACGAAATCAACTCGCACGAATTATTTGGTAATCTTGGCGAGATTCCAAAGGGTGTTCGTTGGATGGTCTTCAAGGTCAAGAAGAAGGCAGAAAAGAGTTATTACAACTTGACTGAAGACTCAAGAGATGACAGCAGATTCAAATTTGATTTTGAGGTTGGTACGAAAGAACCTGAGTACGGGTATAATTACCCATATGACTACTTCACTATGTTGGAAATGATACAGGTCGAAGCAAATGCTGAAAAAGAAATTGACCCAGTAGAACAATATAGGAAGAGAAAGGGAGAAAGCGAAGAATGACCTTCAAGAATCAAAAAGAAGAAGTTATTGAAATTGAACTTACTTCCTATGGCAAGCATCTATTATCAAAGGGAAAGTTACGTCCAACCTTTTATGCCTTCTTTGACGATGACGTGCTATATGATGCAGAGTATGCTGGAACGGCAGAAGAGCAAAACTACGCTCAAACAAGAATTCTAGATGAGACTCCAAGATTAAGAGTTCAAACGACCTATACTGGTTTAGAGACTGAAATAGAAAAACAAATAGAAGAGTCAAGAACACAAGATAAGAAGCTGAAAGATTCTTTCCAAACAACAAAGGAAAGACACTATTCTCTCTCTGCTCCTCTCGGTCGAAGCTCTCTTGCTTCTGACTTTGCTCCCTCTTGGGATGTTACTCTTCACGGAGCAAACTTCGAGCAGCAACTTATCGTAAGTACATCGGACAACGATAGAGTACTTCCGATACCTCAAATGAATCTAGAATCCCTTGACTATAAAGTAAAGGTTATATCAGAAGAGGACAACGGCGGCGTTGAATTCGCACACCCACAAACTGGTGGTACGAACGCTATTACTCAAGAAGAGTTTTTTGACAATGGCAACGCAATTATGATAAGGCACAATGATATTATTATAGAAGTAGATGAATTGCATACAGACTCTTTGTCAGAAAACTATGAAATAGAATTCTTTTTGGTAGAGGAAGAAGAGGGCACCTCTGATGAAACATTAGTTCCTTTATCCTTTACTCGTGAGAACGAAGAGAATATTGTTGATGGATTATACGTTGATAAGCAGTCCGACCTCTTGGAAGTAGAGGTTGACGAAACAAATATTGAAAATTACTTGAATGTTCTTTTGGATAGCGAGATAGATATCGATGACTTATGCAGACTCGGATATAGAACAGACTTCAGCAAGAGAGGTTATATTAGAGTCGATTGCGGAAAGACAGAGGGCGACAGTGATATGGGCTCTATCTACAAGGACATGGATTCACTACCACCTTTCGGAGATGACTGCTAATGGCTCAAACAGAAATGGAAATTTTACAATCTCTTGTTCCTGAAGCTACTATAGAAAGTATAACTTTCGAGAGCAATAGAACTGGCGACGAGCAGGGGATATTATTAAGAATAGTTTATTCGATATCTGATGTTGTAGAGCAAGACGCTATCGGCACATGGTTCAATCAAATAGAGTATGAGAAGTATTTCCTTGTAACTACAATTCTTAGAGAAGATAGCCTGTTCCCTCAGTTGTCAGCAGAGCGACCTGTTTTGACTAACACTACTCTTGGCGAGTTGATAGAAGAGGCGGACAATTCTAGAGTAAAGAAATTTACATTTGAGAAAACTTTCTTACTTGGTAAAGAACCAGAGAATCTAACCTTTGAGATAGAGACAAAATTCAACGTAGGTCAGATGGAACGAGACTTTGATATAGACCTTTTTGACCTAACCAAGTTGAGTGCTGTAAAGAAAAATGAAATAGTTATTCTCGAAAACTCCAAACTAAAATATCCAGTCCAAGATTTTAGAATAAGAGAAGAGTTGAAGAAATTTCAACTCTCTGAAGAACAAGCAGAAGTTTTTGAATTTCTCGCCACTGAGGTTTCTGCCAAAAAGAAGTTTGATATGGAAATGTCGAAAGACTTCTTATCAGATATGTGGATTACAAGAAACGCTCAAGGTGAGGCTAAATTTGTTTTTATCTTTGATGCAGTTTCGTTTTTTGAAAAGAACAGCCAATACAGGGAAATATACAAAAGACTCAGCCCTTTAGAAAAATACGAGCTAATAAGGCAAATACAAATTCCTTCTCTAAAGGTAATGAGGAAGAGAGTGAAGGTTGTCAGTGACAAGAACGGAAGAAGCGTCATAGACTTTCCTGATAAATATTCCTTAGAAGAAATAGTTGAAACAAGAAAGATTGCATCTAATAACTTCTTTGATAAGGTCGTTACGGAAACTGGCTCTATTATGCAAATAAACATAACAGGAGTCAGTCAAAGCAGATTGAATGATAACAATTTGCTGTTTATAACTGGCACTGACTACAGTATTGCTGACATCACGGATGGTACCTATTCTTATGGAATTTCATTCGACGTCGTTGATACGACAAGGCAGGTTTTACTAAGAAAGCTAAAAGCACTTAGTGATAGGGTTTTTATTATGAAAGAAATTCTATCAATGTCTCTTATTCCAAAATTTTATAATGCTAGAACAAACTTATACACAATGCCTCTCGAAGATATTATCGGAGACGATGTAAAGAAAGAAAGATTTAGAACTGCAAAGAATAGAGTAATCGATGTTTATAAGACTTTTATGGGAAATATAAGCAATAAGAATTTACCCACAATAAATCGATTTTTTAGAATGGATACAATAAAATCTCCAAAAGAACTAGAGATGATTATTGAGATTATGGAAACACTGCTGGCTAACGCAGCATCAGTTATAGGAGAGTCTTCAGACTATTACACTGGAAAGAAGAACGTCTCTGCTTCGGATATAAGGATTTCAACAGAAAAATTCTATACTTCTCCAGATAAGATATTTGACTCTAACATTCCAAAAATGGAAGGAATGGAGTACCTTTCTAATTTTGCTGAAAAAGCACCAGAAGAGGTGATGAGAGAGGTTTCTTCTTTATCCCGTGACTCGGGAGAAGTCGGAATACGTGTTATTGATGGCGCAGAATATGAAGGTCGGGTCGATAACGAGGTAAATAAGTTCTTTCCAGCGGGAACTAGGCAGGTCACCGTCCCTGCTTTGGATGATGACATGCCAGGTGCAAACAAGGTATCTTTGACAGCTTCTGGCTCAGAGTTCCTTACTGTCTCTGCTGCAATAAACCCAGTTGCAGACCCCTTAGTGTTCTCTGGCAAGAACGACGCTGTTTCAAGCAGGGCTATTATAAACAATGATATTATTAGAAATATGGAGAGACATCTTCCAGGTGTACCAGTATTGCCATCTATAGATGAGAGGAAGGAAGCATCTTATCTGGCAAAACAAGGAGCATCTTTCGGAAATTCAGAATCTGAAAAAACTCTGCTAAACGACGACTCTGGCAGAACAGATTCAACCTCAAGAACGAGAAACCTACCAGATAGAACTATAGAGGTGCTAGAAAGACAATCTCGCCTACGTGCTTCGGACGATTTTGTAGCTCAAAAGAATTTTGAAGAGTTCGTCTTTGATAAGATAGCTAAAGAGATAAAAACCTCTATAAGAAGAAGTGCGGTAGTGTCAGCAGCAAACTTGCAAGCTCCAGTTCCTGGTTCAGCGTATTCAAACCTTACACCAGTGAAGAAGAGAGAAGCAATAGAGCAGGCACCTAATCAGGTAGTATCTAGTTCTACGTCTTCAGAGGGTGATATAGAAGAGTCAGCGCTTGTTGTAAGTTCTGAATTTCTAACTAGAGTTTCTTTCCTATCTGGCTTCGAGCAAGCGGAAGGGAGAGAAAATGTAAGTCTTCCAAAATGGGAAAGCTTGACTTTAGACGCTTACAAGAACAATACAGACAAGAATCTTCTTTGTAGAATAAAACCTTATCACATGGAGGAGTTGGGAATTAGAGCGACAAATTCCAGAACTCCTATTTATGACGCATTTTTTATTATAAAGCCTGTTGGAAACTTTGTGTATGAATACATCGATGGATACGAAGCACCTTTGCTAGATAATGTGAATGTTGATGAAGGACCAGGAGCAGATATCTTGTCTAGACAATCACTGTTCGAGTCGAACCGTAGGCAGCAAAACTTACTGCGTCTAATCGAGGAAAGAAACGCAAGACTAGGGCAGCAAGAAGAACTTTCTACAACTTCGAGAGCACTCAATGAAGAGTTGCAACTACTGCATGATGATTGGGACGCCACCAAGACCGACCTAATGGACGATATTTTTAATGAAATCAGGCGACTAAATGGTACAATCCTTGCGCTAGAGGCTGAAATACAAGAACTCAACAGAGCTATTGACGAACTTTCAACATAGCATCACGCTAATTTACTAGCAAACTATTTATTCTATAAAGAGGGATAAAATGTCTGGAAATAAAGAAAATAAAAGTACTAAGGCTGGCGATGAATTATTTATCGTAGAATCTGACCTGGCGTCATTGGAAGATGGAAGAGTCAATTATATCTTTCACTCGGACGCTGAAATACCAGATGTCTTGAGGAAGAAGTCAGCAGCATTCTGGATAAAGCCAGAGTCTGGTAAGCAAGTCTTTCTAAAAAGCGGAAGACCCAACACGCCAATTAGAAGAATCAATCTTATAAGCACAGAGACACGACCAGAGGTTGGCATTACCGAACAAGAATTCGAAATTACTTTTCAGGATAGATTCGTCGCAGCGGCTCAGTACGAAGAGGTTAGAGATTTTCTTAGAGAAGATAATGAGTTCTTCGACCACGCAACTGTAGTAAATATATATGATGATGGCAACAACAAGGTGGAGCAAGCAGCGGGCATCTTGAATCTCTATGCAGAAATAAAGTCAGACTATAACTTTTTAGAAAAGAATTATGAAAGTTTCTTGAACTCTTACGAGGGCAACATAAGAGAACTGGACCTCCCAAATTTCTACAACTTTCTTATTAGAAGCGAGAATATATTGGAGCAAATCGACAGAAGCTCTATTTTAAGCTTGGGCGGTCGAATTCGTCTCGGAGACACAACAAACTTAATCAGCGAGAAGGTAAAACCAGTTAGCAACTACTTTACCAAGTGGTCTAAGAATTTTGAAGACTATAAGGGAGATACGGCAGACTTTATCAAAAATTATAAAATGAGAACAGTCTCATTTACTAAAAAAGAGAATGATAAGTTGCAGGAACTTTACAAATACAAAGAGCTTTTTCCAATGTTTAACTCAATAGAGTTCAATGTTGAGAACGACGCTCTTTTTGGAACAACCTTGGAAGAGACAAACTTTTCTTCTCAACTAAGAAGTGCCCTAGTTCCGTCAAACGCATCCTCACTTGACCTAGTGGAGGTGAGGACTGATAGGACAGAAAAATTAGTTTCACCTTTCGACGGACAGCAAAAATTCTTAGAAGGTGAGTTGTCCTCCACAGCGGAGATTACTTCTAGGGTTTCTTATGATGTTGATTCCGTAATGGAAAAGTTCGAACCAGGTACTAGCAACGAACTCTTGTTTAATGAAGAGGTTCTAGACGGTTCAGAATACAGGGCTTTCTATAACCTAATGTCTATTATTGCAAAGGGTAGAGTCGAGAAAATAAAAAAGAGAGTATTCAGGGACTACAAGGAACTATTAGAAGGAAAGACAGCATATAGCGAACCAGTGTTTTATAGGGTTGATAAATATGACGAAGAGAGTAATTTACTACAAACTTTCAATTTTACAAATACAGAACAGCTAGACGTTATAAAGTTTGTAGATACTCAGGTCAAATACGACAAGAGGTACAGCTATAGAATAACTTCCTCTAACTTGGTAATAGGTACGAAATATAAATTTGAATTTATAAGTGTCGGGAGAGATAACAGGGGAAGACCAGATAGGATAAGATTCAAAGCGATATCCGAACCTTCTGCTAAAATCATAGAAGTTCCAGTTTTTGAAAAATCTGTGATAATCTATGACAACCCTCCAATAGCACCAGAAATTGAACCAATATTTTTCAGAGGCATAAACGATAAAGTGAAATTCTTTTTTAACTCTGCTGTTGGTCGGACTATGGCAAAGCCAATTTTATTCAACACGAACGAAGCAACTTTGGTGGAAAAGTATAAGGTAGCACAGGACTTGCCAGAAGAGCAAGAGGAAATAATGTTTGAGACTGATGATTCTGTGAAAAAGTTCATTTTATACAAGATGAGTGAAAAACCAACTAGTTATCAAGACTTTCAGGACAAGGGAGAGTCAATAGAATTGGAAACAGATAGAGCCTCTTCCACCTCTTATTTGGACGATATAAGACCTAATAGAAAGTATTACTATTGCCTTAGAGCGAAGGATTATCACGACAACTTGTCTTATCCAAGCCCAGTTTATGAAATTGAGGTAGTAGATGATTCTGGCTCTATTTATCCAGTAAGTAAGATTTACGAGTTCGAGGAGCCAAAGACAAAGAGACCTAGCCGAGGCGTAAAGAGATTCGTACATATAAAGCCTTCATTTAGAAATTTACTATCCAATGAAGAAGAAATGGGGATAGAAGATACAGAAGGACCAGAAGTCGGTCAAAGAGTTGTTCTCGGTGAGGGACTAGATACGACTTGGGGTAAGAAGTTCAAGCTTAGATTGACTTCTAAGTCAACAGGAAAGAAGATAGACTTTAATTTTACATTTAATACAAAACAGGACAGAGAAGTTTCGGAATAAACATAATTATTTACGATTCAGGCATTATTTCTATAATAAAACTAATTATAATGCGGAGGATAGAACAAAATGGCATTTTTAGATAACTCAGGCGACATCATTCTCGACGCAGTATTAACTGACACAGGTAGAATGAGATTAGCAAAAGGCGACGGCACTTTCAAGATTGTAAAGTTTGCTCTTGGTGATGACGAGATTGATTACGGTCTCTTTGATAAGAATCATGCAAGTGGTTCAGCATACTACGACCTAGCAATTATGCAGACTCCAGTCTTAGAGGCATTTACAAACAATACTTCTTTACTAAAGCATAAGCTTATCTCCATGCCACAAACAAACTTGCTTTATCTTCCAGTAGTCAAGTTAGACGACCAAGCTAACGCCGCTGTCGCTTTCACTGGAAATACTATCGCCAGCCCAGCAGCAGATAATATGACTACAACAGTCGGCGCAGCAGGCACTGGCGTATACCTTCTTCCTGCTGATGACGAAACTCTTTCGAAACTAAAGGGATATTCTATTACTGGTATTCTTGATTCAACTAAGACTTTCATCAAAGCAATTCAGGGTCTGGATACAGAAGATATCTCATACACGAGAGCAATCAGCAGCGACTTGAGAGAAACGCAATATATTATTCAAGTTGATAATCGCCTCGCTCAGGTTGTGAAGAGTGATAACAATCAGACAGCAGCAAGCGTGTCTTATATCGATGACGACCAGGTTGCGTCTTACTACTTCTCAGTTACGGATACTGCATATGTTAGAACACTGGAAGTACCAACAACTCAACCAGACGTTGTATCGGGTCCGCAAGGTTCAGAGGTTATGTTTAACCTTTACCGCTCAGAAGAAATTGAAACAAGTACTTCACTTTTTGCTGAACTCGGTGGTGGCTCAGGTAGTGTAATGACTATAGCGAACGCAACTACACCATCCGACGATGATGAATTCTACTACATTGATACAAATGTTAGAATTTCAGGTGCTACGACTGGTAGCAGCATCGATATTCCAGTCAGGGTAATGAAATATTACCGAACAGTATAATAAAAGAGGATAACAAAAAATGGCTTCAACATTTAAAACATTCGTAAGCGACGACATTGCTAACACAAGAACGCTTCTTCATGAGGCGATTCCAATTACAGGTTCTATTGTCAATGGTGTAACATACGCCACACACAATAATATCAAATCTTACGGACATGGAATGTTTCAGTCTGTTTATGATTATCCTTACACAAGCTCTTCTGCAAATCATATCTTTGACATGACTTTTGGACACAGAGCAGAAATTACAACTCAGGGCACTTATGACAATAGTAGTGATGACCTTGTATCTGTCGGCACTGACAACTTGATGCCTGGAACTGCGGACGACATTGATGAGAACGACTTGTTTGCAAAAAGAAAAAACTTATATGGTCAAATGGCTCAAGTTCTTGTCGGTCATGGCGTCGATGGCGAGATTAGGAAGTTCGATGCCGACGGCGACCTCACTGGCGGCGATAAGTATAATGCTCTTATCTTTTTTAACTTCGCTCGTCTTCTTGGAAAGGACGAACTGAAAAAGGGAACATTCAGCATGAAGCTGGATACTACGGCAGCTTCAGGTAGTGTTGCTACTAGTGCAGAGAATATCACTATCTCAGATTCTGGCGCAGAGAGTGATTACAGAGTTAACTCTCCCGCTGGTGAGTACGGAATTCTCAAGGCTTCGGCACTTTCTACCGCTGGTTCTGCTAACGGTATTGCAGCAGCGAAAGATGGTACTGCTTGTGGATTGATTTTCTATCAAGCTGGTATCGTTGCAATTACACCAGAACTATTCAATGCCTATAACGCTGGTACTCATGCTGTTGGTTTTCTTCACACTGAAGACTGCAACATGAACGGCGCTGGCGACCACATTTATACTGTTATGGCAACAGATACAAATGACGAACTAGCTCTGGCGATTCGAGGAAGAATTATCGATATCGACTTCAGTAATACAACCGAGCTAAACTCAACGATTTACTTCTGCCGAGTCGGACACAATGACTTCAACTACAGTTCTAATCCAACTTACTTGGAGAACAGTAAGATTCGTGTAAAGAACAAGACAACAGATTCTCCTGTTTCTTATATCACAACAGTAGGTCTCTACTCAGCAGACAACGAAATGCTCGCAGTTGCGAAGCTTTCAGAACCACTTCGTAAAGACCCAACGAACGATATGACCCTTCGTGTTCGCCTTGACTACTAAAAGTTAGGAGGACTAAAAGTGTCTTACTACAAGTTCGAACAAAACGACATCTTCACAAATAGAATAAAGGCACATCCTCGCTCTTATTTTCTCATTAATAATAGTACAACCTATTACAACAATGATGTCTTACCTTCTGGTCCCACAGACGGGACAATACTCGACGGCAGCCCAGATGGAGCACAGGGTCAAATAAGTTTATATGAGATGAATATAAACAGAGACCCTGCTGATGGTCTTGTATATCCTTTTATAACAAAGCAGGGAACACTAGGGAACTTCAAGTCAGTATCAACGGAAACTTTCCAATCATTTGATTATGGAACAGAAATTTCAGGCTCATACCCTTTGACTTCCACCATCTCGACTGATTATTATACGACAACGAGCAGAGATAGGATTTACGCACTAAAAAACACTTTCAACTATTATAGAACCTTGAGCCCTCACTATGACTTTGAGACAACAGATTGGAACAAAGCAACTCAGGATATAAAGTTGATTTCTGTTCCTTCCATATTTTACGGTTCTTCGGTAAAGAAGGGCAGTGTAAAGTTGAACTTTTATGTATCAGGTTCTCTTATTGCAACCGTTGAGGATACAGCGAGAAACGGAGAACTTATCCAAACTCTACCAGCAGATGCAAACGAAGGAAAGGTTGCTGGTGTCGTTCTTTATAACGAAGGCTTTGTTGCTCTAACTGGCTCTTGGGATTTGGACGCTCACACGGAAGATTATGGCTCAGGCAACGAGACACCAAAGTGGAAACTTTGGGGCTCAGAAGCAGCCCCAAGCTCTTCCTGGGATATTGACTTTCTTGGAACGAATTATATCCCAACTATGACAATGCTCGCTCACGCAAAGCAAGGTGATTTGAACTATTCAAACAACCCAACATTTATTGACTATGAAGATAGAAATGACGGGCAAGAGGAGGCACCTCTTTCATTGAATAAGTTTTCAGAAGAAAAAGAGTTGAGTATTGCGAACGTCGTGCAGTCTCCTTACTCAAACACTTCTGGCTCATTCGAGAAAACTACCTACATCTCTAAGATTGGCATCTACGACGAGAATAAGAACCTCATAGGTATTGCCAAGTTAGCAACTCCAGTAAAGAAGACAGAATCTCGCCAATACACATTCAAAATGAAAATCGATTTCTAAGAAAGGAAACACATTGATATTAGGGTTAGACATCTCCACCTCTATTACAGGTGCGACGTTAGTAAATGAAAATGGTGAAGTCGTTTTCATAGAAGCAATCGATACGAGAAAGTACAAGAACTTTTTTCAAAAAGCAGAAAAAGTAAAATCCTTCTTGACAAACATTTCGGAAAAGTATAAAGTAGAAGAAGTTTATATCGAGCAATCACTTCAGTCTTTCCGCTCAGGCTTTTCTTCGGCAAAGACCTTATCAACTCTTTCTCGTTTCAACGGGGTTGTAAGTTGGATGTGCTATTCTCTTTGGAATATCGAACCTGACTATCTTGCAGCAACTTCTGCTCGAAAACTGTGTGGCATAAAAATACCAAAGGGCGAAAAAGCAAAACCAGTTGTTTTACAATATGTACTTGACAACGAGCCTACTTTTATGGTAGAATATACAAAACACGGAAACCCCAAGCCTGACTCGTTCGACAGAGCAGATAGCTGGGTTATAGCAAAAGCAGGTTTCTTACAAAAAAATACTTGACTTATTATTTTTATTCTGCTATCTTGTAGAAAATAATAATTGAGGTTTATAGTTGTCAACTAAAATAAGTATTCTAAAAAAGGTAATGGGAAGTTGTTATCACTCTGGTGATGAAATCCTATTCTTTTGTCCAAAATGCAAACATCACAAAAAGAAGCTATCTGTCAACTTGGAGAAGAATAAATACAAGTGTTGGATATGCGACTATCGAGGGAATAGTGTCCGCCGTCTTATTCGACGCTTTGGTTCTTTTCAGCAGCAACAAGAGTGGGCGAAGATAGATGACACTATTGAGGTTGCCTCATTCGAGGATGTATTTTCCACAGAGCAAGAAGTGGAAGAAAAGGTAGAACAGGTCATTGACCTTCCAGAAGAGTTCAAGACACTTTGTTCTGACAGTTTATCTATCGCAACAAGACCCATTTTTCGCTTCCTCCACCAGCGAGGCGTAAGCAAACAGGATATTATAAAGTGGAAAATGGGATATTGTTCTTCAGGAGAATATAAAGAGAGGGTTGTGATACCATCTTTCAATGATGATGGAAACATAAACTATTTTATCGCAAGGTCATACGGGCGAGACTGGATGAAATACAAAAACCCACCAGCAAGTAGAGACATTGTATTCAACGAGCTTTATGTTGACTTTGACAATGACCTGACTATAGTCGAGGGAGTATTCGACGCTATTGTCGCAGGCAATGCGGTTCCCATCCTCGGCTCTTCATTGAAAGAAGACTCAAAACTTCTTCGTAAGATTGCAGAACATGACACACCAGTTTATATCGCCCTCGACCCCGATGTTGAAGCAAAAGCAATGAGGTTGATAAAAAAAATGTTGACTTTAGATATAGAAGTGTATAAGATAGACATAACTCCTTACGCTGATGTAGGAGAGATGACTAGGAAGCAGTTTGATATAAGAAAGCAGAACGCTCAACTTATGACAAACGATTCGTTTTTAGAACGAGCTATTTTTAGTATTTAGGAGAGAAAATAAATGGCTAAGAAAAATAAGAGTTTTCGTCTGGCTCATGTGAGTGATACTCACATCAGAAATCTGAAATATCACGAGGACTATCGTGCTTGCTTCGAGCAAATGTATTCTATTCTTCGTGAGGAGAAGCCAGACTACATCGTTCATTGTGGAGATGTAGCTCACACAAAGACTCAATTATCACCAGAGTTTTTTCAAATGGCTGCTGACTTCTTTGATAGCCTATCGGACATTGCACCACTTGTTCTTATTGCGGGCAACCACGATGGCAACCTGAAAAACTCAAGTCGTCAAGATGCTCTCACTCCAGTGGTAAGAGCTTTAGGCAAGGACACTATTCACTATCTCAAGAACTCTGGAGAGTTTTCACCTCAAAAGGGTTTGACCTTTAATGTACTCTCTGTATTTGACAGAGACAACTGGGTGGAGCCTTCTAATGAAAAATCTATTAATATCGCTCTTTATCATGGTGCTATTGCTGGTGTCGAAACGGATATTGGATGGGTAATGGACCACGGTGAAGATGACGTTGGTATCTTCGAAGGGCACGACTTCGCTTTCCTTGGAGACATTCACAAGACGAACCAAATCTTAGACACGGAAGGTCGAGTTCGTTATTGTGGTTCGACAGTTCAGCAAAACTTTGGAGAGACAAACGATAAAGGTTTTCTTATCTGGGACATCAAAGATAAAGACACTTTTGACGTTCGACACTTTGTTTTAGAGAACCCACGTCCTTTTATTACCATTGAACTTACAAAGACTGGACGACTTCCAAAAGCAGCCAAGCCACCTGTAGGTGCTCGTCTTCGCATTGTTACGAACCACACTCTTCCTATTGAGAAAGTTCGTAAGGCAATCGATATTGCAAAGACTAAGTTCAAACCAGAGTCAGTTACTTTTCTAAACAGAGCAACTGGTTCTCGCTCTCGGGTCAATCTTGATGAAGACTTTGAGAAGTACAACCTTCGAGACATCGCAGTTCAGGAAAGACTTATCAAGGAGTACTTGGACGACTATCTTTCAGACACAGAAGAAGATAAGAATGTCTTGAAAGAAGTCATGGAGATAAACAGAAGAATCAACGCACAAGCTGAAAGTCAGGAGCGAGCTTCCTATCGAAATGTAAGTTGGAGCCTCAAGACTCTTGAGTGGAACAACCTCTTTAACTACGGCGAGGGTAATAAGATAGACTTCGATAACCTCGGAGGCATTATTGGAATCTTCGGAAAGAACTTTTCAGGAAAGTCTTCTATTATCGATAGTTTGCTCTGGGTTATGTTTAACACAACTACCAAGCGAAATAGAAAGTCTATCGACATTGTTAATCAGAATAGGTCTTCTGCTTGGGGTAAAGTTGTTATTGAGTTAGACAACCGACACTACACCATTGAAAGAACTGCTGATAAATACATCAAGCGTCTAAAGGGCGAAGAGACAGAAGAAGTAAAGACCAACGTAGAGTTCTCAGTCTATGACTTAGCAACTGAAGAAGCACTACCTCTCAATGGAGAGACTCGGGCTCAAACTGACGAAAACATCAGAAAGTTCTTTAGTTCAGTGGAAGACTTCCTTATGACCTCGCTATCATCTCAGTTGGAATCACTTGCCTTTATTGCCGAGGGTTCAACAAAGAGAAAAGAGATTCTTGCGAAGTTTCTTGACCTTGAACTCTTTGATGCAAAAGATAAGATTGCAAAAGAGGAGTCTAGCGACCTCGACGGCAAGATAAAATATCTTTTAGACTCTGCTGGCGACCTCGGCTACGAAGCACTGAAGATGGAGTTGGAAGCTCTTATTGAGACTGCATCGATGGACCTTCGCAATCAAGAAAAGATTTGCGAAAGCATGACATCCGAGCTAGAAGAGGTCACAAGCGAGATAATCAGAATTGAAACAAGGCTTGACTCTGCACCAGTTCAGAGAGTTATTGATGTTGAGTCGGAAAAGCAGAGTGTAGAAAAGCATACAAGCGAGTTAGAATCTCTTCAAGAAAATAATAAGTCCTTGGAAGAAATTATTGTCCTAAACGAGGGCGTTGTTGGCAAGATAGACAACTTTATGAAAGAGTTTGACTACAATAGTTGGAAGGAAAAAGAGACAGAGATAAGCCAGCTACAGCTTACTATTAATGAAGTAGAGATGAAAAATCAGTCAGCGACATCTATGTTGAGCGATATTTCCAAAAACAAACTTTTACTCCAGCAGGTTCCTTGTGGGGATAGTTTTCCAAATTGTAAGTTTATCAAACACGCTCACTCTGCTATCGACAGTGAGAAAAAGATTCTTGCTGATGATAAGAAGTTCAAAAAAGAACTCGACAGCTTGCAAACAAAAGTAAATGAGATAGAACCTGAAACAGTTGCTAGATATTTAGAGCAACATCAGCAGCTTGTTGAGCGAAGAAGAGAAAAGCAGGAAGAGATAAATAAGTTTGAACTTCAGGTAGCTCAGAACAAGACAACTATTGTTAGAATTCGAGACCTCATAAATAAGTCGCAAGAAGAGATTAGAGTTTTTGAGGAGAATGAAAAAACTATTCTTGAGTTTGCAAAGCTTACAAGAGAGCGAGGAGAACTTCTAAACAGCAAACAACAGCTAAAGAAAAAGTTGGATAAGTGCTCTGAAGAGACAAAGAAGCTTAGCAAACTTCAGGGAAATCACGAACGCAGACTGAATGAGATGCAGGTTCAGGAACTTGACCTCGCAACTTTCCAGAAAGAGTACTCTGCTTACGACCTTTACAGAAAAGCAATGGGCTCCAATGGTGTCTCGCTCGATATCATCAAGAAAGAGCTTCCTATTATCAATGACGAGATAGCGAAGATTCTTACTAATGTTGTTAACTTCGAAGTTTTCTTGGAGAACGATGAGAGAAGGCTGAATGTTCTTATCAAGCACCCATCCTTTGAGCCTCGCCCTTTGGAGATGGGTTCTGGTGCAGAAAAGACCATTGCTTCCATGGCTATTCGTCTTGCGTTTATTAATGTGTCTTCTCTTCCAATTGGAGACGTCTTCATTCTCGATGAACCAGGCACAGCACTCGACGAAGAAAACATGGAAGGTTTTATCAGAATTCTTGAACTGGTGAAATCTCACTTCAAAAATGTTATTCTTATTTCCCACCTCGACTCCCTCAAGGACGCAGTGGACTTGCAGATTTCTATTGAGAAGAAAGACAAGTTCGCTTTTGTGAATCAGTAAACTATTTACTCCTACAGGGGCATGTCCCCTCTAGGAGGATAATATGATGGCAGAGCAAGTAAAAGCATTCGCAGACAAATACGTTGAGAGATTTATCTCTCGTAAGTTCCTTGCATGGATTGCAGCATCAACACTAGCATTATACGGAGTTCTTTCTTCTTCGGACTGGACGCAGCTTACAATGGTTTACATTGGTTCACAGGCAGCAGTTGATTTAGTAAAGAGTTTGAAGGGATAATGCAGAAGTTCTGGATTTGGCTAAAAACAAACTGGGTTGTTCCTTTCGCTGCTCTTTTAGTTATTGTTAGTTATTTCGCAGGCAGTCAAGGAAAGACAAGCCTGAAGGAAATGATGAAGGCACAGAGAGAAGACTATGAGGCACAACTCAAACTTCTCGAAGAAAGAAGAGAGAAAGAAAAGAAAATTCTCGAAGACTATAAAAAGTCCTTGCAACTTCTTCAGGAAAAGCATAAAATGAAAGAAGAAGAAATAAAGTTCGAGAATAGAGCCAAGCTTATGGAAACCATAAAAAAGAACGAAGAAAAACCAATAGAAGAAATCGCTGATGACTTCGCCAAAAGGTTCAACCTTGAAAGGGTGTAAATGAAACTATTAAGCATTTTTATAAGTTTATGCTTGACTTTTCTACCTAGCTATGCTATAAGTCAAGAACTAAAGATAACAGGGCTCAAGAAGGGCGAGAAAGCACCCTTCACGGGCATTTTGCTAACTCAAGGTGCGCTTTCCAAGATAGAAGCAGACCTCCGCTTAGAGGTCGAGCTTTGCGCTAATAAGTGCAAGTTGGAAAAAGGAGAAATAGACCTTCTATGTCAAAAAGACAAGAAGATTCTCAATGCTGAGGTAGAAGGGTTGAAACAATTTGTCGAGGTAAAAAACAGAAGAATAAGCAAGTTAGAAGAAGTAATAGAAGAGCATAACAACTCTTGGTTCACACCCATTGTTGCTATTGCTTCTTTTGCGCTTGGTGTGGCTACAACTATTGGAATAACTTATGCGGTGAACAAATGACTGAAAAGAAAAACTGGGACTTAATTGCTAAGATAGAAAAGCAGATAAAAGAGAAGTATGGAGAAGAGGCTGTCAAGTCTCCAGCCCAAGGTTGGACTGACGAGCAAGAAGAAGAACACTTGGAAAAACTTCGTTTGGCGGCTCTAAAGCAAAGAGAGGCTGAAGGCAAGTTAGATAAAGTAGAAGTAGCGGAAGGTGTTTTTATCACTAAGAAACTACTTATGAAGGATAGTAATAGGACTTGCCCCGTTTGTTCCACTTATTCATTCAATAAGCAGGACGACTTATACATGAGCAAGTTCGAGTGCTGTTTCAACTGCTACGTAGATTATGTTGAAGGTCGTGAGGACAGGTGGAAGACTGGCTGGCGTCCAAACAAGGAGAAATAAAATGGCTGATGTATTAGAAATCGTAAGAGGCATTTCGCAAGTTATGGCTAACGCCTATGACGGCGCAATGGATGAAAACGGAGAACCAGTAAAGATTGGTTTGAAGCGAGAAGAAGAAGTTGATATTACTGATAAGCGAGTAATGGATGGCTTCAAAGTTCAGATGGCTGGCGATACACTTATGATTAAGTATCACGCAGAAGTCACTATGAAGGAAGCAAAGGATAAGGGTTTTGAATCTGACTTAGAGCAGATGATGGCTGACATCTCTTCTTTCCTCAAAAAAGAATACAAAAAGGTTACTGGTTCAGCACTCACTCTTTCTTCGGATGCTGATGTAGATGCTATCGTCCAGACAGTCGGTGCTCACCGATGCTGGGTCCAGGCAACCAAACCTTATAAGATTGGCGGTTTCGGTGAAGCAGTTGTTGCTGTTGGCGAACCTTCAGTCGATAATGTTGACGATGCAATCAAGAAATGGCTTGAGCTTGGAAGAAAGGGCAAAGCACCTAACGACAAAAGGAAGGACGGATAATGAAGATTTCAAAAGCAAGACTAAAAGAAATCATTCAAGAAGAAGTTCAGCTTTACAGGAATGAGAACATTGAAGAAGTATTCCGAAAGTATCTTCGTAACGACATCAAGAACCTTATTCAAAAGGCAGAGCGTGACTATGAGTTATCAGGCGAAGAAATCGCTCTCATCATCGGTCAAGAAATAAGAGAATTGGGTAGCCAAGAGATGAACGAAAATCGACTTGAGTCCCTTCTGGAATACGGTGAAACTAAAATCGAAGATTTGATGAATGAGCTTCATGACAGCGGCGTCCCTAACGAGCAACTCAAATCGTTGTTGCTTAAAGTCGTTGATAACATCGACGCAGGCTTCGTAGGCGAGCCATCATAAAGAAAGCAGAGTCTTAGATGACCTACCAACTCACCAAGAAAAAGATTTTATCAGAAATCGTTCAATGCGGCAAAGACCCAGTTTATTTCCTAAACAACTATGCAAAGATTTCACATCCAATGCACGGGTCTATTCCGTTTAGGACTTATGACTTTCAGGACGATTTATTGCGAGACTTCAACGACCATCGCTTCAATGTTATTCTAAAGGCACGTCAGTTGGGTATTTCAACTGTAACAGCAGGCTATGTTGTTTGGATGATGCTTTTTCACAAAGATAAAAATGTTCTTGTTATGGCTACAAAGTTCGGCACAGCAGCAAACTTGGTAAAGAAGGTAAAGAACATAATGAGGAATGTTCCTGACTGGATGCGTATCGCAAACATCTCTGTCGATAATAGAACTTCATTTGAGTTATCTAACGGCTCACAAATCAAAGCAACATCCACTTCATCAGACGCTGGTCGTTCAGAGGCATTGTCCCTTTTGGTTATTGACGAGGCAGCGCACGTCGAAGGTCTTGACGAGCTATGGACTGGTCTCTATCCTACACTATCTACTGGTGGTCGCTGCATCGCCCTTTCAACTCCAAACGGCGTCGGAAACTGGTTTCATCAAACTTATGTTGATGCAGAAGAAGAGAATAACGACTTCAAGCCAACTTGCCTTCCTTGGGACGTCCACCCAGATAGAGATGATGCTTGGTTTGATAAAGAGACTAGAAATATGTCTCGCAGGCAAATCGCACAAGAGTTGGAGTGTAACTTCAATATGTCGGGTGAAACAGTTATTCACACCGAGGATATTGAAAAAATGTCTAAAACTATTTGTGACCCAAACCACAAAGCAGGCTTTGATAGAAACTATTATATTTGGGAAGACTTCGACCCAACGCAATCTTACCTACTCGTAGCAGACGTTGCACGAGGAGATGGCAAAGACTACTCAGCATTTCAGGTTATAAATGTAACTCAGATGACACAGGCAGCAGAATACCAAGGCAAAGTTGATTTAGACACTTATGCTATGTTCCTTGCCGATGCTGGCAAGACTTATGGCGGTTGTTTACTTGTAGTGGAAAACAATAATGTTGGATATGCAGTTCTTACTAAGCTAGAGGAAACGGGCTATCCAAATCTCTACTATTCGGTCAAGTCAACTCACGAGTTTGTAGATTCATCGGCAGCAAGTTCCAACAGTAGGGCGGTATTGGGTTTTACCACTTCGATGAAGACTCGTCCTCTTATTATTGCCAAGTTAGAAGAATTTATAAGAAATGACCTAATTACTATCGCATCAAATCGTCTTTATAATGAATTAAAGACGTTTGTCTGGAACAATGGTAAACCCGAGGCTATGCGAGGTTATAATGATGACCTTGTGATGTCTATGGCTATTGCTTGTTGGGTAAGAGATACTGCTTTGGTTTCTAACCAGAGAGACGCAGAATACAAGAAGGCGTTGTTGAACGCAATGTCGACTTCTAAAACTAAACTTAACACAGCAGTACCAGGTATGGTAAACTATGGAAAACCAGACGGTGTTCGACAAATGAAAGAAATAATGACCAACTTCCCTGGTCTTTTTAAGGGGTAAAATAGATGGCAGACAATAACATAAAGAACGAAGATTCAGTTCTATTCAAAAGACTAACCAGGCTCTTCTCTGGTCCTATCGTAAACAGAAGGCAGCAAAACAGAAGAAAGTTCAAGAGAAAGGCATTAGATAACTATGCGACTCGCTTTACTTCTGCTTCTGGAAAGCAGTTCCAGAAAAGTCAGTATAATCCATTCGAGGTTATTACAAGCGATGCTATGTCTAACCGCATTCGTAATGAGCGTTATGTAGACTTTGACCAAATGGAATTCGAGCCTATCATCGCTTCTTCATTGGATATTTACGCAGATGAGATGACCTATCACAACGAACTCAATAGAATGTTAAACATCGAGTGCCCTAACCAGGAGATAAAGTCAACTTTGGAGGCGCTTTATTATAACGTCTTGAATGTAGATTTCAATCTTTATGGCTGGTGTCGTACAATGTGTAAGTACGGAGACTATTTTCTTTATGTTGATATTGATGATAAGATTGGCGTAAAGTCTTTTATTCCTCTTCCACCAGCAGAGGTCGAGAGGATGGAGGGTGAAGACCCAACTAACCCTAACTACATTCAGTACCAGTGGAACTCTGCTGGACTTACATTTGAGAATTGGCAGGTCGCTCACTTCCGTATTCTTGGAAATGACAAGTATGCTCCTTATGGAACTTCTATCTTGGAGCCTGCTCGCCGTATTTGGCGACAGCTTCATCTCATTGAAGATGCTATGATGTCTTATCGCATTACTCGCTCACCAGAGCGAAGAGTATTCTATGTCGACGTTGGTAATATTTCACCACAAGACGTAGAACAGTATATGCAAAAAGTTGTCACAACGATGAAGAAGAATCAAATTGTTGACGCAACTACAGGTAGAGTCGACTTACGGTACAACCCACTCTCTATTGACGAGGATTATTTTGTTCCTGTTCGTGGAGGAGAGAACACAAGAATCGAAACTCTGCCAGGCGGAGCTTTTACTGGCGACATCGACGACGTAAAGTACTTGAGAGACAAGCTCTTCTCGGCACTCAAGGTTCCTCAGTCTTACCTTTCACGAGGCGAAGGGGCAGATGAAGACAAGGCTACTCTCGCACAAAAAGATATTCGATTTGCAAGAACTATTCAAAGACTTCAGCGTTCAGTCGTGGCAGAATTAGAGAAGGTTGGAATTATCCATCTTTATACTCTTGGCTACCGTGGCGAAGACTTGACTAAGTTCAAGCTTAGGCTCAACAATCCTTCTCAAATTGCTTCTATGCAAGAGTTGGAGCACTTACGAGCTAAGTTTGAAGTTGCAGATACAGCGACTGAGGGATACTTCTCCAAAGCTTGGATTTATAGAAATATTTTCCGTCTTACGGAAGAAGAAGTTACTCGCATTGAACGAGAAATGTTTCACGACTCTAAGCTCATGGCAGCTATCGAAGCAGCAGGCGAAGCACCACCTGAAGGCGGCGGAGGAGGAGGCGACTTTGGTGGAGATGACCTTGGTGGCGACGACCTCGGAGGGGATGACCTCGAAGGGGATATTGGAGATGAAGGCGGAGATGAGCCAGATTCAGCACTCTTGGCAGCACCAGGTAAGCGTGATGGATATCTAACTCCTGGTGCAAAGGGCAAAGTATATCACCCAGAAAAGGTTGACTCTAGACCACAAGGCGCTAGAAAGCGTTCTACAAAATCAAAGTGGTCCGATGAAACCGCCTCCTTTACTCCAAGAAACACAATGCCTGGCATGTCTGACCTAAAGACGCTTTCTCGTGGCATTTACGAGGGTAAGGAAACTACTTACACTGACAATGAAGAAAAATTGCTTCTGGAAGTCAATCAAGAGCTTACTGAATGGCAGGTAAAGACTCTTGTGAAAGAACTTGAGAAGAAAGATAATAAGCAATTAAAGGGATAACACAACAATGAAGTTTAAGCACAACAAAAAGAGAAACACAGCCTTTTTATTCGAGGCTCTTATTAAAGAGATGGCTAAGTCAGTTGTAGAGAACAACGATGAACGCCAGGTAAAGATTGCAAGAATCATCAAAAGGCATTTTCAAAAAAGAGGTGTTCTTTATAAAGATTTGCAAACTTACAAGACACTTATCAACTTGAAAGAGGCAGAAGAAGGCTTTGCAAGAAGAATCCTCTCAGAAGTCCGCCGAGATAGAGATAGGCTCGATAGGGGAAGAGTTTTCACAGAGCAATCGAAACTTATCAAGAAAATAAACGTAGAGTTGGGTCAAGGTGTTTATTCAAACTTTGTCCCAAACTACAAGACTATGGCTACCATCGCACAACTCTTTTCAGAAAGTGTTCCCGTGGAAGAAAAGATTTTACTTGAGGACAGAATCCTTGAAGAGATGACTAGGGCGGAACTCAAGACAGAGAAAGAGATTATGGAGCACATTGATTCTATTGCGTATAAGACTTTCACTAACAAGTTCAATAAGACTTATGCAGGAAAGCTTCACGAAGAACAACAGAAGGTTGTTTCTCGATATATCTTTTCTGTTTCGGACAACGGCGTGTCTCTGAATACTTATCTCAATGATGAGATTGAGAGGCTCCGAGAGAGAGTCAATATGTCTCTTCAGTTAGAAGAAGTGAGGAACGACGAACATATGGTTGCAAAGACTCAAGAAGTTATCGATTTCCTTGACGGATTGAAGAACACGAAGTTGGATGAAAAGTCTATCAAAAAGATTATGCAGGTTCAAGAGCTTGTACGTGAGGTAGAGAACAATGAATGAAGAAATCAAAGTTCAGATAGGCGAGCCAGAGAAGAAGGCAATGGTTTTCAACCCGAGAATGGAGATGGTCCTTCGTAAAACACTAGATGGCAACTTTGCTATTTACGACCATTATGATATGGATATCGTCATTCAGCCAGAAAAGAAACAGGTACTTGCTCTTCCAAAAAATGAAATGTCTGATGATGTTTATGCGGCACAGGACAGATTATTCGATTTCCTTCGTAAAAAGGGAACCATTCTTATAGACTCGGTTCAGTCTGGTTTTGTCTATGGTTCGATGCAGGGCTCCTATCCAGAGTCAAAGATAGGTGCTGACGCAACAGAAGTTGTGCTTTACACTATTGGTAAGTTCATCGAGGAAGAAAAACCTTACTATTCACACGACGACGCATTGGAAGATGCTATCCTCGACGTGGAACTCAACCCCTCTGACGAGGACTCGACTGAACTTGGAGAGGTTCCACAAGAAAAGAACAAGGGAACAGTTCCCAAGTACCCAGCAATAAAGTCTTATTACAGAATATACTGAAAAGAGGCTATGTGCTAGAACTCACCTATTTTATACTTTCAGCCTTTGGGCTCACTCAGATTCTTATTTATGGTTCCATACTAGACCCCATTCGTCCCACCAAGGGAAAGCTTGGGGAACTATTCAAATGTCCTATGTGTATGGGCTTTTGGGTAGGTTTATTTTTATGGAGCATAAACCCCTACACCCAACTATTTAGTTTTGACGAAAGTCCTATCACGGCATTTTTGCTTGGATGTATAAGTTCTGCAACTTCTTATGTCCTTTCTACAGTGTTTGATGATGATGGGATAAGCATAAGTCAAAAGTGAAAGTGAGGTGTTGTGATGGCTGTAAAGAAATGGATGATTCAACCAGTTCGTCTTTGTAAGAACGGCTGCAAACCCAAGCGGGTAGCGCCCGCTTTTATTATGTAATGAGTTTTATTGGAGAATAGAAGATGAATAAGTTCTTATTGAGAGAATATTATGAGCTTTGCGAAGGCGGGCTTTGCCAGGACTTTCTAACAGAGTCGGAAAAGAGAGAGATTAAAGAAGATGGCGTTATGTATCTTACTGGCGTCATTCAAAGAGCAAAAGCTAAAAACCAGAATGGTAGAATCTATCCGAGAAATGTTCTTGAGAGAGAAATAGAGAACTATCAGAAAATCGTAAGAGACCAAAGGGCTCTCGGTGAGTTAGACCATCCAGAAGATTCTGTCGTAAATTTGAAGAACGTATCTCACCTCATGACTGAGGTCTGGTGGGAAGGCGACAACGTGATGGGTAAATGCAAGGTACTCAATACTCCTTCAGGTCAGATTCTTCAATCTCTCGTTCACTCTGGTGTGAAACTCGGCATCTCTTCACGAGGTATGGGTTCGGTTCACGAGGACAGAATGGGTAATACTATCGTTGAGGAAGACTTCAACCTTATTTGCTTTGACTTTGTTTCCGACCCTTCAACCATCGGAGCTTTCATGAGCTTGAAAGAGGGTAAGAACATAAACAAAATCTACACCAAGGCAGATAGAATCAACAGACTACTGAACGACATTACAAGGGACTAAGATGAAAAAGTCAGAATTAAAACAACTTATCAAACCTATCGTAGAAGAGTGTGTAAAGGATGCTCTTCTTACAAGTGGACTTCTTACTTCAGTTATTTCTGAGGTTGTAGCAGGGGTTCAGAAAGGGCTAGTTGTAGAACAAGCACAGCCACAGCAGGCTCAACAGCCGACCGTTCAAGAGCAGAAAAATACTATTTCCGAGGAAGAAAGAAATAAAATCTTAGAAAATAAAAAGAAACTTCTAAATGCTATTGGTAATTCTTCTTATAATGGTATCGATGTTTTTGAGGGTACGAAACCTCTCAAAAAGGGAGGAGCAGCTAGTAAATCAGGCAGCGGCTACAAAGCCTTCGATGGAGTTGACCCTAACGACCCAGGCGTCAACATAGATAAACTTACAAGCAATCTTGGCGGGATTTGGAAGAAACTTGCCGAGGGCAAAAAATAAAACGAAAGGAAAATAAAAGTGAGAGACAAAGGTTTATTTGAAGAGAGAATTAGAAAGGGCGAATCTACGGAAGCATTCGTAAGACGTGCTCTTCGCAAACTAAAGAAAGAAGGAGTTATGAATGATATTCGTGACCCTTCACGAGGTCATCATCTTTGCAGAGACATCTCAAAGAAGTCACTTCGCAAAAAACATAAAGAGATTCAAGCCGAGCGTCGTCGTTTCGCAGAGGCAGCGAGAAGAAGAAAACGACAACGACAAAACCAAAATAGATAACTATTTAGTTTAGCTTTATAACAGAGGACTTTTACAATGGCAAGAAATTACATCCTTGGCGGTATGGCAGGCACCCAACTCCAAGCAGGAAAACCTTATTTCAAGAGAATCGTTCGTGTCGGCGGGCAAGGAGGCATTAATAGAAATACCGTTGATAATACAAAACACCCAGATAGTGTCGGATATACTTGTGATATAACATCAGACGGTGAAATTACTTTTGATATATCTTCAACGAACTGGACTGCTAGTGGAAACAGAAACAGCGGCGAGCTTCTTATGGTCGAATTTCCAACAACAATGAGAAATGTGGAAATTAACTTGGAAGAGTCCTGGGTTGCTGGCGTAAAGCAGAATGCTGGTGAAGGAGTCATTCGCTTAAAGGTCATGTTAACGGCACAAAGGTCAACAAATGGTCAGTTTACCCATTTCTTCGATACAGAAGGAAATCCAGACACTAATTCACCTGAAGCCTTGCCAGTTCAAAATGGAAACTATATTGAGGTAATGCAAGGTGAAACAGCAACTATTTCTTCAAGAACAAAAGTTGTGTTCATTATGATTCAAAAGTTATTTAACGGAGATATTTTGGACCCAACACTTGCGACCACTCCAACCACTGCTTTCGTCAATGGTACGGGTGCAACTGGACACGCACAAGATGCAGTATCTATTCTTATTACAGGTGTCCTCGACCACGAACCTACTTCTGGCGGCTCACAAGCAGCAAACGAGCCTAACTCAAAGGTCATTGAAGACGGCGGCACTGATACACGAACACTTCGCAAGATTTGGGGTGCTGGCGACGGCATCGGCTGAGGCAAGTAGATGTCGGGCAAAAGCGGAGGCTACCATAGAGTATCTGGCTTGCGAAGCCCCGTCGTCGCAGGCGGCGGAGGCGGCGGAGGCACGACGAGTTCTTTTGAGTTGGTTGTAAATATAGGCTCTGCTGTTTCAGAAACACTCACACATAACCTCGGAGTTACAGACTCTGACTACATTATCCAACTAATAGACTCCAACAAGAACAATATTGTAGTCCCCTTTACTAGAAATGAAAACGACATCATTTTCTACTTCGGAGAAGTCACAGTTCAGGAGACTTACAAGGTCATCATCGTTCATTAAAAATATTTTTACCCTCTCAAAACTCTAAACAACAATCCCAAAAAAAACCTATTCTTTATCTTTATTTTGAACCTAAATAAAGGCAGGTGGGAGAGGTTTATCCTCTTGTCCATCTTACTCAAGATTTTATAATGAAGGGTAAAATAATACCTTCATGAATAACATATTTTAGGAGGATAAAACTTTGAGTAGAATAAATATTTTAAACGCCACGGCAGAAGACTTCAAGTTGGAAGTTTTCTCATCGGCACCAGCAAACGGTTCTTCAGGGGACCACGCAGACGGTCGTATCGTAAAGTACGGTACTCACCTTTATATGTGGGACGACGCCACAGGTAATTGGATTCAGTTCGGTAACGCTTCTGACATTTCATCACTTGAGACTCGTTTATCACAGCAGGAAGCAGAATGTGATTCAGACGTTTCCTCACTTGAGTCTAAGGACTCATCACTTGAGACAAGAATTTCTTCAGAAGAGGTTGCTAGAGCTTCTGCTGTTTCATCAGCGAACACTAGAGCAGTAGCTGCTGAAGGCTCACTTGAGACTAGACTTTCAAGCGAAGAAGTTGCGAGAGCAGCAGACGTTAGCGCTGAAGAGTCAAGAGCACTTTTGGCTGAAGGTTCAGTCGAAACAAGACTTTCAATTGAGGAATCAGCAAGAGTAGTTGCAGTTGACTCACTTGAGACAAGAGCAGAGGCTGCGGAATTGTCATTGACTAACCGCATCTCAGCAGAAGAGTCAGCAGAAGCAGCAGCAGAAGGCTCACTCAACACAAGAATGGCGGCTGAAGAGTCAGTCAGACTTGCTAAGGATGGTTCACTTGAAACAGCTATTGCTGGAGCAGGTTCATCAAGAGCATCAGCGGATTCATCACTTGAGACAAGACTCTCAACTGAGGAAGACAGAGTTGACGCTATCTTGAATGCTTCATCAGCAGACAAGGACTCATTCGCTGAAGTCGTTTCATTCATCAACTCAGTTGACGTTGCACACGATTCTCAGACATCAACAGAGATTTCATCAATCGATTCATCAATTGCTTCAGCAGAAGCAGCAAGAATTGCAGACGACTCATCACTTGAGACACGTCTTTCAGTTGAGGAATCAACAGAGGCAGCAGCAGAAGGTTCATTGAACACAAGAATGGCTGCGGAAGAGTCAATCGAAGCTTCAGCAGAAGCATCACTTGACGCTAGAATGTCCTCAGAAGAGTCAGCACGTCTTGCGGCTGACGGTTCACTTGCTACAAGCATCTCAGATGCAGCATCAGCAAGAGCTTCAGGCGACTCATCACTTACAACTCGTGTTTCTTCGGAAGAGATTGCAAGAGCAGCAGGTGATTCATCACTTGAAACAGTTCTTAATGCAGCAATTCTTTCAAAGGGCAACGAGGATGCTTCTCTTACAACTCGTCTTTCAAGCGAAGAGTCAGCAAGAGCAGCAGCAGTTTCATCAGAAGCTTCCTCAAGAGAAGCAGCGGACGATTCTTTGGAAGTTAGACTTTCAACTGAAGAGTCACAGAGAGCAGCGAATATCGTAGTTCACAATGCTTATATCTCAGGAGAGGAATCTTCAAGACTTGCAGCAGACACTTCACTTGAGACACGTCTCTCATCAGAAGAATCAGTAATGGCTGCACAGGACGCTTCACTTGAAACAAGACTTTCGAATGAAGAAGACGCTATGGCTGACGGCGACTCATCAGTACAGACGAGATTCTCAAACGAGGTTTCAACTGAAAAGTCAAGAATTGACGAAATCCTTGATTCAGCTTCAGCAGACAAGGACACGTTCGCAGAACTTGTTTCTTTCATCACTGCTGTAGACACAGAGTCAGACGACGCTTTGGCTTCTTATGTTACTTCAATTGACTCATCAATTGCATCAGAGGCTTCATCAGAGGCTTCAGCAGAGTCATCACTCAACACGGTCCTTGCAGCAGCAGATTCTGTAAGAAAGGCAGCTATTGATTCCCTTGAGGCATCACACTCTGCTTTGATTTCAGCACAGGGTTCAAGCATTGCAGTTGTTGAGGCAGATGAAGCAGCACGTCACTTGAGAATCGACTTCTCAAACCAGACAACTTTTACTGTCGCTCAGGGTGATTTACCATCAGGTTTCACGGCTGGCAACGGAATGGTTCAGATTTTCCATGAGGTTTCATCAGGAACCTATCGTCACCTTGTTGCACCAGCATCTTACGACGCATCAACAGGTGCTATGTCATTTGACCTTGGTTCAACAGCAAAGGATGGTTTCGCAGTATTCTATTCATTCGCTGGAGATGAATCTTCTGCTTCAGAAGTTGTTTCATCACCTCAGGTTTCAGGTGTCTCAATGACATCAACAGCAATCACATTATCATTCAACGGTCTAGATGCCACTAACAAGTACCTTCTCATGGGTACGGCGAGCAACTATGTCTACATGAGTAGTGTTTACCCTTTTAGTTCAGCTATGACTGCATATAGTGTTGATTTTCATGACGATATGACGATTAGCTCTGATTATTCAACGGTAACAATAGACTTGCCAATGACTCTCAACTCGTCATCTACTGAGATGGGAGTGGAACTTAGACACTTGGGCTTCGATGCTTCTAATAGAATCATGTGGGACCATGATTCCAGCTACAACACATCGAACCTTTCAGTTCCTTCGGTATCTGTTCCAAGTCGCAGCTTTGGCTTTTACACAGATGCAGGTACGTCTATTGACGCTTCAAGTTCATATCACCAGTGGAGAGTAACATTCGGTTACGGTCCTCACGATACCGCAGCGAATGGTAAAGACCCAATCGCCTATGACTTCCTTACAAACAACATGGCACAGCCAGGTGAGTGGAAGTTGTATGGTAGAAGATACTCTACTTCAACGACTTATGCAACTCAGGACGTCCAGTGGATTGGTAATGGTAACATTTACGACGTAACTGAAAGCTGGGGTACCTATTATGGGTATGTCACTGGTAATCAAGATGCAGGACACGGCTTTAGCATGAAGATTGACAAGGGCAACGGCGCATCGACGCATGGTCCTTTCAAGTGGACTAACGCTGGTTGGTACGAGTTCCAGTTGGTTTATGAAGGTTCAGATAAGGCTGACTTCCCAATTGTAATAACTTACAGAAAGTATGGTTCTAACTCTTCATCGAACAAGAACTATAGACCTGACCAGTCAATTGCAGCATTTACAGGCGTTTACTCATCAGGTAACGGAGAGGATTAAGTCAGTAAATAAATAAATTTCAGCATTAGCTGATAAAATCTTAGAGGTGGTGCCTTCGGGCACCCCCTCGCTTTTTATAAAGTGCTTTTAGCACTGTGTTTTTTACATTATAGGAGGATAAAAACACATGAGTAGAATTAATATTTTAAAGGCATCAGTAAAGGACTTCGCACTCGAAGTTGTTTCAGCATTGCCTTCAGGAACATCACACGAAGATGGTCGTATCGTCAAGAAGCTTGACGGTTCAGCGGTTAAGCTTTATGTTTGGCACGCAGCCACAACACAGTGGATTGAGTTCGGTAACATTGCTGACCTTACTTCACTTGAAACACGTCTCTCAATCGAAGAGGCAAACCACGATTCTGACGTTTCTTCACTTGAGTCAAAGGACTCATCACTTGAAACAAGAATCTCTTCAGAAGAAGACGCTCGTGCAGCAGCAATTTCATCTGAGGCATCAAGAGCAGCAGCAGCAGAAGGTTCACTTGAGACTCGTCTTTCAGAAGAAGAGTCAGCAAGAGAAGCAGACGTTGACGCTGAAGAGTCAAGAGCTATTGCAGCAGAAGCTTCACTAACTTCACGTCTTTCATCAGAAGAAGTTAATCGTGCGGCTGACGTTTCAGCAGAAGAGTCAAGAGCTATCGCAGCAGAAGGTTCATTGACTTCAAGAGTTTCTTCAGAAGAAGTTGCTCGTGCAGCGGCTGACTCATCACTTACAACAAGATTGGCTGACGAAGAGTCAGTTAGACTTGCAAAGGACGGTTCACTCGAAGTTGTTCTTTCATCAGAAGAGTCATCAAGAATCGCAGCAGACAGTTCACTCGAAACACGTCTTTCAACTGAGGAAGACAGAGTAGACGATATCCTTTCAGGCGCAGACGCTGACAAGGATTCATTTGCAGAAATCGTTTCACTCATCAACGCTGTTGATACAACAAACGACAACGCATTGGCTACAGCAGTTTCATCAATCAACTCAGACATCTCATCAGAGGCGTCTTCAAGAGTTGCAGCAGACGACTCACTTGAGACTCGTTTGTCATCAGAAGAAGTTGCAAGAGCAAACGCTGATTCATCAATCACAACTCGTCTTTCATCAGAAGAGGTTGCAAGAGCGGCAGGTGATGCTTCACTTACAACAAGAGTTTCAGCAGAAGAAGTTTCAAGAGCATCAGGCGACTCATCACTTGAGTCATCAATCTCTTCAGAGGTTTCAGCGAGACAGGCAGCAGACGATTCACTTGAGACACGTCTCTCAAACGAAGAAGACGCACGTGCATCAGCTATCACAGCAGAAGCATCAGACAGAGCAGTTGTAGACGGTTCACTTGAAACAAGACTTTCAGGCGAAGAGTCAACACGTTCAGCGGCTGTTTCATCAGTCACAACTAGAATTTCAGTTGAAGAGTCAGTAAGACTCGCTAAGGACGGTTCACTTGAAACACGTCTTTCAAGCGAAGAAGTTGCAAGAGCAGCAGGTGATTCATCACTTCAGACTAGACTTTCATCAGAAGAAGTTGCAAGAGCAGCAGGTGACCAGTCACTTGAGACAAGATTCTCAGGTGAGGTTTCAACAGAGAAGGCTCGTATCGACGCTATTCTCGCTGGTTCATCAGCAGACAAGGATTCATTCGCAGAAGTTGTTTCATTCATCAACTCAGTTGACGCTACAAACGACTCAGCGGTTGCATCACATGTTCTTTCAATCAATGCAGCTATCTCATCAGAGGCTTCATCAAGATTGGCAGCAGACACTTCACTTGAGACAGCTATCTCAGTAGAGCAGTCAGCAAGAGCTTCAGCAGTTTCATCACTTGAGACTAACCACTCAGCACTTATCTCAACAGAGGGCTCAAAGCTTTCATCACTTGAGACAAGAGAGAACAACAGACACAACAAGATTGCATTCTCTTCAGTGTCTTCACTCGTTGTTGACGGTTCATCATTCCCAACTGGTTTCGACCCATCAACAGGTGGTTTCATTCAGTTGTTCGAAGAAGACTCATCAGGTAACCTTGTTTCATTCATCGCTCCAATGGAGATTAACGCATCAACTGGTGACGTTACTTTCACATTCGAGGGTACAAAGACAGGTCTTGCAGTTTTCTACACATTCGCTGATGACGAAGGTACAGTAACTGTATAATTTGCTTTTTAGCAAGTATAATACACAAAACTGAATAGTTTTGGGGGGGCTTTTGCCCCCCTTTTTTTTTATTATATCAAAATTGGCGTTTCACGCTCTATAAGACTATTTATTAGAGAAAAACCCCGACTTTTTCATATATAACGCACAAAAGTGAGGAGAAAGACTAAATGTCTAATTTACTAGAGCAAGCACTTGTTGACGCAAAAGCCCTAAAAGAGGCAGCAGTCAAGAGCGCAGAAAATGAATTACTAGAGAAATATGCTGACGAAATGCGTTCAGCAGTTTCACGTCTTCTAGAGCAGGAAGAAGAGCAACTCGACGAAGAGATGGCTATGGGAGGCATGTCCCCAGATATGGCTGCACCAGCATTCACTGACGGTGAGAGACTTTGCCCTTGTCCTGAAGAGGATGAGCCACAAGAGATTGACTTTGCTCAGTTGAGAGCAGCAATCGAGGCAGAAGAAGAGGAAGCAGGAATGGATATGGGAATGCCAGAAGAAGAACCTGCTTTGGAACCTGCTGGTGAAGAAGAAGAGTTGGAGCTTCAGGAAGAGGCAGAAGAGACTCTTGAACTACAGGAAGACGAAGAAATTTCACTTGGCGAAGAATTAGAAATCGTCGAGGAAGATGAAGAAATTAATCTCGAAGCCCTTGAGATTGACCACCAACCAGAGCGACAAGATATTATTTCTATTCCTATGGAAGAAGAGGAAGAGGTAGAAGAAGTTGCGTCTATTCTTGACGAAGAAGAGACAGAGCAAGTTCAGACTCCTGTTCTTACCGAGGAAGAAGAAATGATTCAGAATCTTACAGCCCGTAATGCGGAGTTGGAAGAGGAAGTTGCTCAGTTGCAAAGTCAAGCACAGGGCTTTGATGTTCGACAGCAGAGATATCGTTCTGCTATCGACAAAATTACTCAACGACTTGCGGAAGTTAATCTTTCCAATGCCAAGTTGTTGTACACGAATCGCATTCTGAATAATGCCTCTTTGAATGAGCGACAAAGAAATGAAATTGTCGAGTCCATTACAGGTGCTGGTTCTGTTGAAGAAGCGAAAACAATTTTCGAGACCCTTCAAAACACAATGTTGAGCAGAGAAGCTTCAGTGAAGTCATCGCCAAATACATTGAGTGAAGCAGTAAAGAGAAGCGTATCGCCGTTTGCTTCCAGAGGAGTTGTTCCTCAGAAGCAGACAGACACATTCTCCAAGAGAATGCAGCAATTAGCTGGAATAAATAATCAATAAAGACAAAAATAAATCATTCGGAGGTAATAGAAAAATGTCTATTTTAACAAATCTTACAGAAGGTATCGTTAACCGTGACCTCTCTAAGGAAGGTGAAGCTATTCTCAATAAATGGGATAAGACTGGTCTTCTTGAGGGTATCAGTGGCGATTTCCACAGAAATCAAATGGCGGTTCTTTTAGAGAACCAGGCGAAGGAACTCCTTCGTGAAGCAAATGCAATGAACAGCGGAGACGTAGAAGGTTTCGCAGCAGTTGCATTCCCAATCGTTCGTCGTGTATTCGGCGGTCTTTTGGCTCAGAAGCTTGTTTCAGTTCAGCCAATGAGCTTACCAAGCGGTCTTGTCTTCTTCATGGACTTCGTGAAGCAGACTCCACAGACACCATCAGAAATCTCAACTCGTGACGGTCTTCTTGCCGCACAAGAGCCATCAGTATACGGCGGTAACGTTGTTGCTTCAGGTATCGAGTCTTCAGGTGTTTCATTGAACCCAGACGTACTTCCAGCACAGCAGATGTACAACCTTGTTAATGGTCACTCAGCAGCAAGAGGTGTTCACTCGTTTGGTGTAAATACTGCAATCACAGCAGCAGATACTGTTGTTCTTGACGGTAATGTTTCAGACGAAGACGCTCTTTTGATTGAGTTCGACGCAGACTTGCTTGCAATCACAGACAACTCAGAAGTTAAAATCGTTGAGATTTCTCTTGCAGCCGCAGGCGACAATACTTGTGCAGGACACCCACTTGAAGGCAAGGGTGACTTGAGAAAGCTTCGTGGAAAAGACGCTCGTCACGTTGACGCAGGTACAGTAACATCAGCTGGCGCAGTCACTCAGTTGAACATCGTTCGTCGTTTGAGCAAGATTGAGGGTACAACTCTCACTATCTTCCTTTTGGGCAACACAGGCGCACCAGCTATCGGCGCTCCAGGTGCAAACACTGAGCACTTCATCGAATTCGCAATGGCTGATAACTTCCAGCAGGGCAACGAGCTTGGTTCAATCGAAGGTACAGCAGCTTGGGAAATGGAGCGTTCCGACGCACTTCCTGAAATCGCAATCAAGGTTGATTCAACAGCTATCACTGCGGTAACTCGTAAGTTGAAGGCTTCTTGGACTCCAGAGCTTGCTCAGGACTTGAACGCTTATCACAACTTGGACGCAGAGGTTGAGCTTACTGGTATTCTTTCAGAGCAGATTGCTTTGGAAATCGACCAGGAAATCCTTTCAGACCTTATCGCAGGTGCTTCAGCATCTAAGTTGTACTGGTCACGTCGTCCAGGTCTTTTCGTTAACCGATTGACTGGTAAGGACGCAACATCATTGGCTTCTCCTCCTGATTTCACAGGTTCAGTAAGCGAGTGGTACGAGACTCTCATTGAGACTATCAATGACGTTTCAGCCGACATCCACAGAAAGACTCTTCGTGGTGGTGCTAACTTCTTGGTTTGCGGACCAGAGGTTGCTAACATCCTTGAGTTCACAACTGGTTTCCGTGCTTCAGTCACTCACGACGATGCAACTGGTTCAGTTGGTGCTGTTCAAATCGGTTCAATCAACAAGAAGTGGGACTTGCACGTAGACCCTTACTTCCCAAGAAATGTTATCCTTGTAGGTCGCAAGGGTGGTTCATTCCTTGAGAGTGGCTTTGTTTACGCTCCATATGTACCATTGCAGGTTACTCCTACTATCTTCGACACAGAGGACTTCACACCACGTAAGGCTGTGATGACTCGCTACGGTAAGAAGATGGTACGACCTGATATGTACGGTCTTGTTGTTGTTCGTGACCTTGAGGGTTAATTCGAACAGTAGCTTTTAGAGTTTTACTCTAACAAATGAGCCCCTTCCATCAGGTTGGGGCTTTTTTTGTATCTTCCCGACTACTTACTATGAGAAAATGCGGAGGATGCCCTAAATGGCGAAACCTACACTAACACCAGCACAAACTACGAGTGTCATTGTGCTACCAGAGAACTACACAGTACCAGGCGCAGGAGCAGAGAAAGATGCTCTCGTCGCTTCTTTTCCTTTTGGTATCTATGCCAATGTTGATTATTGGTTCGATGCTGACGGAGGAACTACCACTTCACAAGACCAGGTAGATACTTTTCTTCAAGGCGCTGCCGACCAGGTTGCTTATACTTATAGAAAACTCGGCGGCGATGTTCTTGACATAGAACTTACAAAAGAGCAAGTCTTTGCTGCATACGAAGAAGCGATACTGGAATACTCTTACATTCTAAACATTCACCAAACAAAAAATACGCTCTCTAACTCACTTGGTAATTCAACTGGCTCTTTCAATGAAGACGGAGCAATAACCGAGGATACAACAGATAACGAAGTTGTTAACAAAAAGACTCACGTATCCCTAAAATACCCAAGGTTCGACTTTGCTTATGCGAGAAGAGTATCAGAGGGTATTTCAGAGGAAGTAGGCGTGGGTGGTTCAACAACTGTTTATTCGGCATCCATTGACGTCCAGGACGGAGTTCAAGACTACGACATTCAGGCAGCGATAACTTCCGACGCAGATTGGCAAACAGCACTTGGTTTTACTGGAGCATCAGATGCTAACAAGATTCTTGTTAAAAAAGTGTTCTATAAGACACCAAGAGCAATGTGGTCTTATTATGGTTATTATAACGGTGTAAATGTTTTAGGCAATCTTTCAACTTACGGTCAATACGCAGATGACTCAACTTATGAGATTGTTCCAGTATGGCACAATAAACTACAAGCCAAGGCATATGAGGAATCTCTCTATGTGAGAAGTTCACACTTCTCTTATGAGTTGAGAAACAATAAACTAAGAATATTCCCAGTCCCAACTGGAAACGGATATCCAGAGAAGATATGGATAGAGTTCGTTTACCCAAGGGATACATGGTCTGACGATAGCGCAGACGGCAATGTAGGTTCCGACGGCGTAAACAATATGAATACCATGCCCCTACAGAACATTCCTTACAAGAATATTAACTCTATCGGTAAGCAGTGGATTCGCAGATTCGGTCTTGCCCTTGCCAAAGAAATGCTTGGTCTGGTTCGCTCTAAGTTCTCATCTATTCCTATTCCAGGAAACGATATCTCAATGAACGGTGATGCACTTGTATCAGCAGGCAAGGAAGAACAGGAAGCACTTCGAGCAGAACTAAAGGAAACTCTTGACGAATTAACTTACACCAAGCTGCTTGAGTCTGACGCTGAAACAGTCGAGAACTCAAACAGAATAATGGTGAAGGTTCCAACAGCCATTTTCACAGGATAGGAGGTAAGAGATGTCTGACGAATGGTCGCAACCAGAAGCACCTCCACCACCAATGTTCACAGGTAAAAAAGAACGTGATTTGGTAAAGCAGGTGAATGACGAACTTATCGAGAGGGTAATAGGGCAAACTATTGTCTACTATGCAGTGGATATGAAAAGGTCCAACTTTCATCCTCTTTATGGTGAGGCAATAGAGAAAACTTATCTTCCACCTATCAGGGTTCATGCTCTTGTAGAAAAGGGCGAGACAGATAGAACTTATTCCAACTATGGGGTTGACAAGATAAGCAACATTGTGGTACACTTTCATAAAAGAAGATTAACAGAAGACCAAGACTTGTTTGTCCGTGAGGGAGACTTTATCCTTTACGACAACGAGTATTATGAGATTTCAGACTTGTCCCAGCCAAGATACCTCTTCGGTCAAGAAGGACACAAGTTCGAGATAACAGCAACTTGCAGAAAGGCAAGAGAGGGTTCATTCGATGGCAAGTGATGATTTGAAAGAGATAGATATTGCTCCAAGCACGCTAGAGGACGTAGACCAGGCAACTTACAACTGGCTTAACGAACAACTTGACGTAAAGACGACTACCAATAAAGGATTTAGAAAAGTGCCAGTTCAGTGGGTTGCAGGTGAGAAGTCTTTTCAGATGAAAAACAACCCTAATCTTCGTGACTCTTCGGGTGCTCTCATTATGCCTATGATAACTTTGGAAAGGTCTTCGGTGGTAAAAGACCCTGCTAGAAAAGGCACTGCCTATGCTGCTTTGCCAAATAGAAGAGACAACAAGGGCGGCGCAATAACAGTTGCCAGAAAGATAAAACAGGACAAGACTGGAAACTTTTCTAATGCTAAGTCAAAACAAAAGACGGGAAAGTTGAACTTTCGCACAAGAAAGCAAGAAAAGGTTGTATATGAGACTATTTCTATTCCAATGCCTGTTTATGTAGAAATTACTTATAAGATATCTCTTAGGGCAGAATATCAGCAGCAAATCAACGACATGGTTCACCCTTTCATAACAGAGCCTGGAGGAACCAACTATCTCACAGTCCAGAACAATAATCACTCATACGAGGCGTTTCTGGAAGGTGATTTTGCCCTTGAAAACACAGTATCTGATATGCAGGGCGAGCGCAACTATGAGACGACGATTCAGTTGAAAGTCCTCGCTCCTCTCATTGGCGACAGCGTGAATCAAGAATCCCCAAAATATATAAAAAGAGAGTCCGTCGTCGACGTAAAGATAGCGAGAGAAAGAACAATCCTCGACCCAGATTATAAGCCAGAAAGATTATCCTAATCCTTTCAAATAAAATAACAATCAAAAAATGAGTTTGGGACTATTCTATACTATTTATTAGAGAAAAGAAATGCCCTCTGTGGGCTTAGATAAGTAAAATTATTTTTATTCAAGGAGAAGTAAAAAATGTCCGTAAAGAGTTTTAAGTTCGTTTCACCTGGCGTTTTCGTAAACGAGGTGGACAATTCGCAGTTGCCAAGACTGGCAGAAGATATGGGACCAGTTATTATTGGTCGTGCAGAAAGAGGTCCAGCAATGGTGCCTGTAAAGATTGACTCGTTTTCAGAGTTCGTCGAAACATTTGGTGAACCTATTGCAGGTGCCCAAGCAGACGACGCTTGGAGACAGGGAAACCGACTTGGACCGACCTACGGTGCCTTCGCCGCTCAAGCTTACTTGAGAAATGGTTCGCCAATCACGTTTGTTCGTTTGTTGGGCGAAGCTCACCCAGACGCAGCATCAACAGGTGTTCCAGCAGCAGGTTGGTCGATGTCTAAGGCATTCGGCTTGTTCGTTGATACAGACGGCGACGCTTCAGACGGCAAGCTCGCTGCTGTGATTTACACAAGCTACGACAACGCATCTGCTGTTGCCGCTACTATGTCTGGCGACGACATCAAAATCACAATCACGGAAGAGGGTGTGGCTGATGCAGGTACTTCTGCGACACAGGTTCTGACAGTTTCAGATTTTTCTAACGCTCAAAACGACACCGTTGATATTGCAAAAAATCTAACAACGGCATTTACTCTCTCTTTCGATAACGCTAAATCGGAAACAACAGGTACCGCCACTACGTTGGTCATTGGTACGGTTGATATATCAACTGAGGCTGAACTTGCTACTCGTATCGCTCAAGAGGTCAATGCACTCGGAGGCGCATTTGAGGTAACTGCTTCAGCAAACGGTGCGGAGATTACTTTTGTCATGGATAGTGTTGGTGTGGTCACAGCAAGCGCAGGAAACGTCCTAGACGTTACTGTTACAGCGGCAACAGGACTTTCAGCAGCAGCAATCACTCAAGGAACGGCTGCTGTCGGCTCCACTACCGCAGACAAGAATTTTATTGTAAACTTCGATAGGAACTCCAAGAAGTACATCAGAAATGTGTTGAATACGAACCCTACGCTGACTAACAGCAGTATCACTTCTTCTACAGAGGGCTACTTCCTCGGTGCAACATTCGACCAATATTTGGAGTCAGAGTTATCATCTGACATCGACGCAGTTTCCGTTCAGGATTTATCTGGATACGGAAGCAACAAGGCTTCAGCGACACCTGCTGCTTCTCCTTGGGTTCTGTCTCAGTACGCAGGAAGTTATGCAGACTTAGCTGCCCCTATCACTCCTTCTTCTTTGACGCAACTTTTTAG